CCCGCCAGTCCATGCACTCCGGGAGTAAATAACCAAAACACCCCGGAGCCCGCCTTGCCGTGACTACCCTACGCCAATGGATCAATCTCGTTGAACGTGCTGCTGCTCCGAGCATCACCGAGACCCCGGAATTCAAGCGGTGGTTCTCCGGCAGCAAGGTCGTGGACGCCCACGGCAAGCCATTGGTCGTTTACCATGGCACGTTAGAGAACTTCGGACATTTCAAACTGGACAGCGAAAGGCGGCGGGCCTACGGCACCAACCGCCTTGGCTTCTGGTTCGACACCAACCCCAAAACTCCCTCCTATTTCGCTGGCTACATGGGCCATGCCGACCCGGAGCATGACCGCATCACGCCCGGCGGCAACGTCATGCCATGCTATCTCTCGATCAAACGTCCCCTCGTGTTCAACAGCGAACCGGTATGGATCGAGGATCAGAAGGCCCTTGACGCCCATGCAAGCTCGCGGAACTGGTCCGCCTATAACCGGCATGTCGAGCAGATGGACCGCGCCGATGCCTACGACCGATTGCTGCGCGCCATCAGCGGCGGGCGACGGGTGAAGCAATCGAGCCGCGAATGGGAAGCCATGGTGGAGGAGTTCCGCGAGCAGGCGATCAGCGAAGGCTATGATGGCATCCTGCTCAAGGACACCTTCGCCGACGCTGGTACTCGCGGCGGCGGCCTTACCGACTGGTGGATCGCGTTCTATCCGCACCAGATCAAGTCGGCCATCGCCAACAAAGGGACGTTCTCTCCCGACAGTCCGGAGATCACGGAGGGGCTGGCATGACCTCCCTTCGTCTATGGATCAACCTTGTTGAGCGCCTCAATGAGGCTTGGGGGCGCGGCGCAGGCCCAGCGTGGTCGCCATATGTGGCACCCGAGCGCCGCGTCTACCACGGCACGAGCGAAGCCCGTCGGGAGGCAATCCAAGCGTCGGGTGCCATGACAGCCGGGCGCGAATGCATGGCGTTGATGGAGGGCAGGGACGCTCCGCTCTATCACGCCACGACATATGACCGCGCCATCAGCATCATCAAGCAGGACCGCATTGCCGCAAACGCCAAGCGCCCGCAGATGATCGGCGGAAAGCCGGTGATAGGCGTATCCCTGACCCGCTCATGGAATCTTGCCACTGTATGGGGCCGTGTGGTGTTTGAATTGGATCAGGCAGCCTTGGCAGCGCGCTACAAGCTCGTGCCGTTCTCCATGGACGGAACGCATAAGCCGAACAAGCCAACCCGTGTGCTGCACTACGATCCGGATGATTTCGAACCCATGCGGCGCACTCATGGCGAGCGCAACACCCGCATGGAGGCGGAGGAGTTCTGCATCGGGTCCATCACGCCTTTGCGGTCCTATCTGGTCAAGGTCTACCTGCTGGTGAACCCGGCCGAAGATGACCAGCAGGCTCAGGCTGTGCGCGAGACCTGCGAGCGTCTCGGCTTGCCCTTGGTGGTCTACGAGGACCCAGACCCGAACAACACGCTGCTGCGTCGGGGGAGACGAGATTTCAGCATTGACACCCAAAGATGACCCATACCCTTCGCCACTACATCGACATCATTGAGAGCGCCGAACGCTCGGGCATTTCCGAAAGCTTCGAAACGCCATTCCCATACCGGTGGATACACCGCAAGAAAGACCTCTGGGAGGCGATCTTCAAGGTTGGCGACGAGGAGTATTTCGCCAAGGCGGACCTCTCGACCGGCTTCCCGCATCCCGATGATCCCCAGCGCGACGGCAATTGGTATGACCTCAGCTTCGGCCCCGTCAGCGACTACTTCGCTGGCACCAAGGTCCTGAACTTGGGAGGGAAGGGGTATCGCGTTTTCGCCACCGCCATCGCCGTGTTCCGGGAATTCATCACCAAGGTCAAGCCGGAGTTGATCATGCTCTCCGCCAGCAAGGAGAACACGAACCGCTTCCGGCTCTATCAGAAAATGGCCGCGAAGTTCTCCCAAGAGCTTGCGATGGCCGGATATGAGCCATGCGAGGCCCCCGAGCATCGCTTCGCCAAAACGTCGCGGTATTTCGACACGCTTGCTTGGCGCCGCATCGAAGCGGTGGGTCATAGTGACTTTGATGAACGAGAGGGCCGGGGCGTGCCGTAATAGGCGCTGGCCGGGCGAAGCCAAACGGGTTTCCGGGCATGATTATCACAAGTAACTTGCGAAAACAGTAGTTTTCACAAGTAACTTTTTTCTTCGAAGAGTCTTGCTTATCTCCGCCTATTCGTGTTGTATGGCGCCACCGAATAGGAAAGGAGTGATGATATGACTTGCAATATCAAGACGGAGTGGGTGGAGGTCGCCGACCTCTGCCTTGAGGACGAGGTCACGCGGGTGTTGGCCGCTGCCATCGTGGACACGCCCGATGGCGAGGAGGATTTCGAGGTCGTGGAGATCAAGGTACAGGAAGCCGATGGGACCGTGCAGGCGCGCAAGCCAACCGAGGTCGAGGCGGAGATGATCGCCGGACATATTGAGTTGGAACGGATCAAGGAAATGCCGGGCTGGGAAGAAGCCGAAGAATCACGCGGCTGGCGCTAAAGCGTCCAGACCTTCCAAGCAGCGATGGCCGGTCGATCCGGCCTCGCCGCTGCGCAGCACCGCGCTGGGAGATAGGAATTAACATCGGCAGGGGAGTGGTTGATTGACCACCCCCGAAGCTTGGCTCTGATACTGCCGGGCAGATCGATAAATACGATGCCAAGCTTCGGAACAGCCACGCCATGTCCTCTCTCCGCCTCTGGATCGATCTCGCCGAGACCCGCTCTGCGCCCAAGACGGCGGCAACCCAGAAGCCTGCAAAACGCGCGGTACCGGCTCTAGAGGTTATCCGTGCCATCCAGCCAATCGCACGCAGGCTGAATGTTGACATTGAACTGGAAACCGGTGGCACCGTGGGGAACGGCGCCAAAGTAGTCCACTTGACGTATATCGAGCGCCGTCCCGACGCGCCGCCGGGGGCGGGAGCACAGGTCATGCAAGCCCTTGCCGATCTTGCTGACCGGTACCGGGTCACGATCAAATTGACTGTCTTTGCTAACTCGCCGAAGCTCATATCCTACTATCAGGACTTCGGTTTCGAGATTTTGCAGAACGGCAACGGCGATTTGGATGATGAGGATTCCGAGGAGTGCCTCATGATCCGTTATCCAAGACAGCGCCGGGGCGTCACGGAAAACGCCGGACAGGATATCGCCCCCGATCTCGTATCGTCCGTCAAGGCGTCGCTGAGCCCGGAACTGCTCCAGCCAGCTTTTCGGAAGAAGTGGTCCGCCGACAATCCCACCTACGGTCATTGCTATGTGGCGAGCGAAGCCCTTTGGCACATGCTCGGTGGGTTCGATAGCCCATGGCGTCCGTACAGCGCCCGAGACCGCAATGGTGTGGTCCACTGGTGGCTTCGGAACACGACGACCGGTGCAATCCTCGACCCAACGGCAAGTCAGTACACCTCAGTCGGCGAGGTGCCGCCATACGAACATGGCCGCGCCCGTGGCTTTCTGACGCGCAAACCAAGCAAGCGGGCGAGGGAGATCATGCGGCGGGTGCGAAGCCGCATGGCCGAGAGCACCGGGCACAAGACGACCTCGGTGGACTCGAAGAAGCTGCAATATGCCCTCTGGTGGCTGCAACGCTGGATCAGCGGTTCCATGCGCGATCCCGACTGGTCGTGGCCGGAGACCGAGGCCATGACCGTGGAGGAGGCGTTCTCCATCATCGGGCAAGCCGTCGGCAACCATCGCGCCGTAGCGAAGCCGCTCCTCTACCGGGTGATCTTCGTGCCGAAATCAACGGCGGTGAAGATCATTCGCAGCAAGATGCTTCCGCCGAATTCGCAATACCCGTATCAGTCGTTCTCGGGGAGCCGGGAGGCTGCCTTGGACTTTGCGGAGCATTCAGCCCGGTCGGGCATACCGCTGCTGGTCAGTACGAAGCCCGATCCCGAACGGATTCCATTCGGTATGGCTGATCTGAAAGCGTCGCGGAACCGGGAGGTGCGGTCGGCAATCAGGGCGCTCGGTGACTGGCATCATCAGGACGAAGTGCTGGTTCATATGACGAAGCCGTTGCCGCTGGAAAGCGCCGAGGTAGTGACGGGTCGCCATCTCCATGAAGGGACCGGGCGCGGAAACGTGATTACGGCGTATCACGGAAGCCTCGCTGATCTGTCGAATGGGCTGCGCCTGCCCGGAGGCGCCGAAAATGCGATTTTTCTGACCGACAGCCGCGAGGATGCGGAGCATTGGGGCTATGTCCATAAGGTTCAAGTGGATGTCGCGGGCTTTCCCTCGGTGAACTATGCCCGTCTGGCTGGTGGTGATCCGATCTACGATCCGGACATCATGCAGCGTATTCTGGCAAGGGCTCGTGAGCGTGGTGACAAAGGCGTGGTGATCCGGAACATCGTCAATTTCGAGCATGGCGATCCTTCCACCACCTACGCGGTACTGGACCCGTCCGTTATCCGGTCGGTGACCCGTGAACCGGACACCGAGGAGAATGCTGAACGCGAAAGTACCGTGACAGAAGGGAAAGGCGAGGGTGGTTTCCGTCGGATTCCCTTCGATGATCTGCCGACGGAAGTGCAGACCGACATCTGCGAAAACCTCGCCGAGCGTCACCCCTACTTCATCGAGACTGGCTATACGGCAGAGGATGCATGGGCCAATCTTTGCGGGCTTGTGCATCCGCCCGAGGTCTTGGTCGGACGTGCCCGCGTTTCCGATCTCGTCCATTCCATGGCACGGGAGAACAGCAACAAGGCGGTGGAGCGGTACGCCGAAATGCTGCGACGCAACCCGGCCTTCGATTTTGACCCGATCCTGATCGCCAATGGCCACTTTTATGATGGTGGACACCGGTTGGCAGCGTATGCGAGGGCCGGGCGCGAGACGATCCCCGTCGTGGAGTGCGGGCATATCGTACTTGCTTCCGAGACAACATGGAAACGGTGGATGGATGGCGATCCGGATGTCCGGTTTGAAATCGACGAGACGGAATGCCGAAGCGTGTGGGCCTGAGGGGATTGGTGATGCATCCGGACCCGGAGACTGAGGACATGTCCGTGTGGTCCAGTCACTTCGAGCCGGGCACGAATGGTGGCGGGTGGATCATCCAAGAACCGGTCTCGCCGGATCGCCTGCGGCGGATTGCGTGATTGCGAGCCCGGAAAGCGCCCGAACTGGACTTGCGGCGTTTTCGCGCGCTCCACGACGGCAATCCTGTTGCGAATCAGCGGCGTGTGGCGAGCCGCCCGAACTATTCATGAGCCCATGCGCATCGAACGCTTCTCCTCCGTGGTGATGCCGAACAAGATCGTCGGGTCACAACGGAGGGCCAGACAATGACCATCAAGCTGCAAGTGCTGGACGTGCAGGGAAACGTTGGCGGGGGACGCGGCGAGGCCGACCGCGTGCTGCTGGCGTTCGACCGGCCGGGCCGGACCGAGATCACGGTGCGCGACGGCAAGATGATGATCTTCGTTTACGAGGGAACAACCATCGACATGGATCAGGAGCCGTTGCTGGCCTACGAGCCCGCGAACAGCACCCTGAGCGTGGGAGACAGCTTGACCGCCTGACCGCGAGCGAGCGGGGGAGCATACCCCCGCTCCTCTGCATCCATCTCCCAGCCGTCCTGCCGCATAATGATAGGTTATGTTACCGGATAATAATCATTATGGAAGGAAGCCCTCCGGGTGGGCTGCGCAAGCTACTGATATTGCGCCGAAAATCGGGCTACGTTCCGGATCGAAACCAAATCTGATTATGGTAAGAGCGCCAGCTACCCGTAAATCTCGCGGAGGCTGAACGCGATCCCCGGCGGGTGCAGCGCCACCTCCCCCTCGGTGATGATCCGCGTTTCGATGGCGCCATTCGATCCGCGCTGGTGGTGGATGACCTGCGGACGGTCGGCCCGCAGGATCAGGTAATGGCTGACCGACGGCAGGCGGAAATAGTCCGCCAGCTTGGCCCCGGTGTCCGTGCTCTGGGTGGACGGCGACAGGACCTCCACCACGATCACGGGGTTCGGGGCTGCCACGGCATCGCCGGGGATCGGCTCGCCGCAGTTGACCACGGTATCCGGTTCGTAGTCGGTGTCCTCGCCGACCTCGACGGTGATCCCGTCCGGCAGCGCCTCGCAGGGCAGCTTGGCCTCCCGCAGAGCCCGGTCGAGGGCCTGCCAGACCCGTGCCTTGACCCGCGCATGGGCCACCCTCTCGGGGGCCATGGCAACCACCTCGCCAGCGACCCGCTCGAAACGGCCGCGCGGCTGCCTCTCGGCCCACGCCCGATACTCGGCCCGGTTCATGATCCGCACTGATTTTGGCTTTGGCAGACTCATGGGCGAAATCTACCAAGACTTTCTGGCTGGTGCTACAGGTTGAGCCGTGCCGGATCAGCCTGTTGATCACCGCAGCGTCAGCCAAACAGGCCCTTGATCCAGCCCCAGAGGCCCGTGCCTGCCTTCGCTTTTGCCTTCTCGGCCTCATCGAGGGCCTGCGCGGCAGCAATCGCCATCTCTCGCTCCGGAACCGGAGAATGCAGCGTCGTCATCAGCACGATGCCCTTGCCCTTGCGGATCACCGCATGGCGCCCGCCATCCTTGCCGATATCCATCGCCTGATAGAAGTCACCGTCGAAAACCACCCTGTGCTGCATGTTCGCCTCCGGTTTTGAGGAAACGTGGCTATTTAGGAGGCGCGTGTTCACCAAAATGCGCGACGACACCTTGGCCAAAAACACAGGGCCGGACGGTATCCCGTCCGGCCCTGAATGCGCCGCGTCGGCTGATCGAGGGTCAGGTGGTGGATGCGACCGCGAACTGCCCGCCACCGATAGGTTGTGGGCCGAAACGGTTCATACCCTCGGTGCCCCTCTTGAACAGGATCACCAAGGCGACGACGAGGCCAATGAGGCTGAGGATGAGTTTCAGGGCAGGCGTGTTGGTGAGTTCGGGTAGAGCGTATGTGGCGTAGACGGCCAGCGCCCACCACCCTGAGGCACCGAAATCGTGGAGACGCTTGACCATCAGCGCCAGACCGGACCAGCCACCGATGACCAAGCCTACCACGATAAGAAGGTTGCCAATTACATCTTCGCCTTCGCCAGCCAGCATTAGCCCAACGGCGACCGGAACGGCCAGCAGTACGAAAGCCAATAGCCCAAAACCGAAGTATGTCAGGCGGCGCACCCGCCCCCTGAATCCGAACATGATGTGCCAGAAGCTCACGCGTTTGACCTCCAAGCATGGACTTCATACTCGTAACAAACCGGCAAAAAAAGTCAATCAGCCGAACCAAATTTTCCGGTTTGCTCCTCCCTTGCCCAATCCCCAGACCGCGTAACCCGGTTTTCCAAACTTCATAAATATGCCAAACATGGAATTCGATGACATGCGTTACCGTGAACTCGTGAACCGTCTCCCTGCATCGTGGGACATCCTCAGCGAAGATGCGGGTCTGCATATCGAACCACTGGACGTTCCGCCGCCCAAGAACACGGTCAGAGCCTACAAGCTGTTTCGCATCGATCCCAAGCGGCCGGGGCAGCTATTCCCGCTGTATGTCAATGCTGACAAGCCAATCCCTATCGGGAAATGGGTAGAGGCGGAGATCGGCCCCATGGTTGGTGATAAGGTCAAGTCGAAGCTCGGCCCACTGGCTTTTCGTCCCGGATGGCACGCGGGCGACCTGCCGATAGCGACGCATATCGGAGGCAAGTCTGACCCCAAGCTGAGACGCCCGGATCATCGTCTCCCCACGCATGTCTGGGCCGAGGTCGAGCTTCCCGCCGATGTCGATTGGCAGAGCGAGGCAAACCGGCGTGCCAAGCGTGACAAGACGGGAAAGATCATCCCGAGGACGGCGCACATCACCGACCAAATTCCACATGGCGGCCATTATCGGTACAGGACGAACCCGAACATGACCGGCAATTGGCTCATCGCGGGCGCCATGAAAGTCGTTCGCGTGCTGTCGGACGCCGAGGTCGAAGCGATCAACCGGGAGGCCGGGGTCGCCGATCTCCCGCGCCTCGAACCGTCGTACTGGACCTATACCGAGGACCCGAGCGGAGACGCCCCGCCCCCGGCTAAGAGCGCCGCCGGGACCGGCCGCCGCAAGCAGCCGACGGTACCGGCGCCTGAACCAAAAAAATCCGGTTAACCCAAACTATTTTCTTGACGGCCGGTGCGACTGTGGTATGGTCGCCTTGTGAGGAGGGCGAACACCATGAGCAGCTTCCGGTTCCGCGCAGTGAAGTCTCACGTCAACCGCGCCAAGGATTTCAACCTGCTCGCGGATGAGACCCACTACAACCTGTTCGTTGAGGGCTACCCGTACAGCATCGGTCATCTCAAGCAGTGCGAGGACGGCCGCTGGCTGACCTATGGCGGCGGGCGCCGGGAGATCGACTTCAGCGATCTCGACCACATCGCGAGCTACCCGACCGCTGCCGACGCGCTGGCGGCCTTCCGCAGCCGCTATGAGGCGGCCGAGGCCAAGGCTGCTGCCATCCGCGCCGATGCCTTCGCCAAGATCGTCGGCTACATTCCTCCGGTGGAGCGCGACCCGCGCCTGACCGAGGAGGAGTTCGACGACATCACCATCCGGGTGAAGCTCCACCATGGCGACCGCTCGCTTCCGGGCAGCATCGGCATGATCGAGTTCGAGTGCTCGGTGCCGGAGGCTTTCGCCTTCCTTGAGTGCCCGGACACCAATGTGAGCATCGAGGGCTTCCGCTTCACCAGCAACGGCAAGCGCCTCGACAGCTACACGAAGTGGTTCATCCCGGTGGGCGATGTGAACTACCACCTGCGAGGCATCGGCCGGAGCCTGTCCGGCCGGGGCCGCCAGCAACTCGCGGCGGCCTGATCGGGAGCACTCATGGGACGCATCTGGCACGCCTTTTCGCTGATCGGCGACCGGCTGTTTGGTCGGTCGCTGGTCCGGCGTTTGGTCATGGCGGTGATCTTCGGGGCGCCATTGGCGAGCGTGCTGATTGGTCCTCCGTGGCTTCCGACGGCCCTGCTCATCTGGTCCCCGCTGTTCGCCCTCGGTGGCGGCCTTGCGCTGGTGGACATGCATGAGACACTCAACCGGATCGAGGCCAAGCGCGCCCGGTCGGCGCAGGGAGGATGACGATGGCGGGGTTCGAACGCTGGCTTCTGCGGCGCAACGGCGAAGCCGAATGGCGCGAGGTCACCTTCGAGGAGTGGATCAGGGCCGAGCGCGCTGCCGGTTTCCGTCCGAACCTGCCGAGCGATGATCCACGCTACATGAAGGTGCAGGCCACGGGCGGCTTCTCCGGGGGCGGCGTGCATGGCAAGGTGGAGATCGTCCGCTATTTCTCTCCGCGCACCGCCGATGCGGCGGGCAATACGCCGCTTCCGTGGCTCGTCCTCGGCGTTCTCGACTATGACAAGGCGGTCGGCGATCTGGTGATCCGCGTCGAGGCGCCGGAGGAATTGCGGGCCGAGCACCCTACCCTGCCCAAGGATGTGCTGGCCTTTTGTCCGGACGCGGCACCGGGTGTTCCTCGCCGCCTCACGCCGCAAGAGGTGCTGGCATTCATCGGCACCGAATGTCAGGACGCATGACCATGGATTTCCGGCGCTCCAAGGTGGTCACCCTCACCGCCTCGTACCAGAGCTTCACCATCGAGATCACGAACCGCAATGACGAGCCGGACTGGACCGTCTGCCTGATCGACTACGACGACAACACGGGCGCCGTGGGAGAATTCCCCAGCGAGGAGGAGGCGGTCCGGCGGATCGACGAATTCTTGGCGCTGGCGATCCCCGCCTATAACGCCAAGCACGCCAAGTATGGCCGGATGCCGGTCATCCGGCCGGGCGCCGACGGGACGCTGGTGATGGTCTTGGAGGAGAATGAGGCCGCCGAGGCCCATCCGTGACGCCCCTGCCCACTCGGCACCCCAGCGAGGACTAGGGCTGGGACACCAGCAAGCTGCCGTGGACCCAGCCGAGGACCGTGGTTGAGTCGCCCACTTCGTACCAGCCACCCGGAGCGGTGCCGTAGACCCGGAGCACCGTCCCCTGCGGCACGACGCCGGTCACCGCCCCTCCCCCATGCGGATGGGCACGAATGTTGCCATGCTGGCGCATCGTGACGGTGACCCCGGAGGCGCTCTGCGGCACGGGAGGCGTTGCAGGAGCCGTCGCGGGCTGCGGCGCAGGGGGTGGTGCGGCAGGCGGGCTTGCGGGCGCCTCCATGGGCCGCAAAGCCTGCCGCAAGGCATCCTCGGACGGGACGGGCGGCAGCGGCTCGATGCCCCTATGGCGCGGATCGGGGCCGCCGCCGTCATGGCATCGGCTCATGGTCTCGATATAGACCCGCGTGGCTGCGGTGCTGGACAGGGCGACGAAATGCTCGACCTTGGGGGCGGCGCCCCGGCCGGGTTCATACACCACCGTCACGAACGGCAGGAACGGCTCACCACCGCCGCCGAACCGGACCTGACCGCAGACCGCGATGACGCCCGGCGCTGCTTGCGCATATGACTGCACGGCCCGCAGGGTGACCTCGGTGCGGGCGCCCTCCCGCAGCTTTCCCTCCGCGATTTTCTGTGCAGCGATCTTGGCCGTATCGGGCCGATCCTCCGCCCGCTTCTCCGCCCGATCATCGCCACAGGCGGCAAGCGCCATCAGGCCCGCAAGGGCCACAACCCGCAACATTGGCATCTGAAAATCCGTATCAACCCCGGCCCGAGGCGAGCCGACTGAAAACGGCCAGAACCTCGTGCTGCTCGCGTCCGATCCCGTGCTTCTGCGCCAGCCTGTCGAGGCGGCGGAACAGGCCGAGCGACAAGACCCGGCGCCCCAGCGCATCGGCGGTCGGGCGCCCCCACCGCATCCACTCGACGAAAAGGTCACGCGGTACCAGCGAGGTTGCAGGATGCGGGAACTCGGCGATGGACCCGTCGGGCGCACGCACCACATGCTGGTAGCGCGCAGCAACGACGCTCGTCCACGGAGTTATCCGCACCGGCTCATAGCGATATCCATCCACCTCATAGAGGGGCAGGAGACGCAGGTTCACCCATTCGACGAATGTCTCACGGTCGGCAATGAAACGACGTGGGAATGGCGCTTCCACGGTCGAGCCATCGGGCAGTCTCACCTCGTGCCGGACGATGATGTCGCGGCTCAGGCGATCCTTGTACCTCCGATGGGCACGATACTCGTGGTCACGGTAGCTGTAGAACATCAAGCCTCGCTGATGGCATCCAGAAAGGCGGCAGCGCGATCCTCGCTGATGAGGAGGAGCATCCGCGACATGCCGGGGGTGCTGAACTTCGGGCCGCATACCAGCGTGTGGGTGAACGTACCGCGCCGTGTCTCGTCGGCCAGCGCCCTAAAGGCCCGGTCCGAATGCGCCGGAAAGTCGATTTCGATCAGGCGGACTGGCACATTCCGCTGGATGCTAATGGCGCTCATGCTTGCCCCTTCCGGGGCAGAAGTAGCGGAAAACCCGGTTCTGGTCAACGGCATTATCCCGGATTCGCCGTAGACAATCTTCATATATTCCATTGCCAACCGCCCCCGAGGCGTGTACACAGCGCGGAAGCCTCGCACGAAAACGTGAGCCCCTTCCATGACGGATTATTCCGACGCCCTGTGTGGCATCACACAGGAGGCGCTGACCGCTTGCGCCGACTTCGCCGGTTTCCGCACGAATGGACCGGTGGCGTACCTGAAAATCGGTGCGATGCACGGCGTTTCGGTGAGCATCGAGCCCGTGCTTGATTCCACCGGAGACCTGCCCCTGCTTGTCCGCGACGGCTTGGTGATGCGGTGCCTGCTGCCGACGGGGGTGCGCATCGAGACCCTGCACGCCGCGCTTTCCGGCGGCCTCATTCCTGACCTGATCGACGCGGTGCTGAACGGCCACGAGATCGAATGGCGGGCGGACCGCCCGTTCGGACGGCTTAGCGGCGTGGCGAAGCTGGCACGGGAGCGACTTCTCGGGGCGCTGGACGACCTGCGGATGGACCAGTGGTGGTGGGAGCCGCGCGCCGCTGTCGGGCGCATGTCCGTGGTGTGATCCCAACGCCGGGTTCGATCAACACCGCATAAGATGCGTCCGTGAACTGGCCTAACTAGAGGCGACCGGCGTGGTGCCGGTCCTTCGAAGAAGGCCATTTCAGGATGCGTACCCCTGCTCAAATCTTCGCCTCGAACCTGCGCGTCGGGGCCAATATCGCGGGCAACGGCAAGCTGTTTCCGTTGTTCGCCAAGGACTCGTGGGAGACCCGTCAGCTAAGCGTCGAGTATTTTGCGGCGCTCAAAAGTCAGGGCTTCACCCATGTCCGTGCCATCATGCCGACCGGATGGTTCAATCCCCGCAATTGGTGGCAGACCGATTCCTACATTGCGGCGATGAACAACGCCAAGGCTGCTGGCCTGCGCAGCTTTCTCGCCGTCACCGATTTCTGCGACGACCAGAGCTATCCGCTCGGGGACACTGCGCGTCAGGATGCCTACCTCTCGCTCGTCCATGATGTGCTCTCCTACTGCGCTGCGCGCCTCGACCCGGCTTGGACCGCGCTCGCGCCGATCAATGAGGCGACCCGCAGCAGCCTTGCGGAGTGGCTCCCGATCCGCGACCGTGTCTATGCCACCGCGCGCGGCGCCGTGGGGCCGAATTTCGTGCTGGTATGGGCCGGGCATAGCTGGGGCTCCATCGAGAGCACCATGGAATGCTCCGCGCCGCCCGCTTCCGATACGGCCTACCAGATCGCGGAGGCGCATTGCTACGATGCGATATCGCATGACTGGGCGGCCAGTCGTCTCGGCGGCTTTGCGCAGTGGGGCAAGGACCTCGGCATCCCGGTGATGCTCGGCGAGTATGGGCTTGGCTGCGACCCGTTCACGCCGCTACCGCCGGACCAGCAAAAGGGATTGGCCCAGACGGTGATCACCGCCGCCGACGCCAGCCAAGTACCGGTGACGCTCTGGACCTTCGGCACCGACAGCTTCACGCTGGGCGAGCCCGGTGTCGATGCACGCTGCGAAAGCCCGGCGCTGGCCTCGCATCTGGCCGGGATGATCCCGGCGCTGCCGCAGAGCGTGAGCCTCGCGCCGGAGGCCACGACGCTGTGGCGCAGCCAGCCGGGGGCTCCGGTGCAGGCCACCATCACCATCCGCACCACCTCGGCGCGGCAGGTCCGGTACGCAGTGGTGGACCGGAACTGGCGTTTCTATGAAAATTGGCGTGTCGTCGAGACCTCGGGCGAGGTCTGGGGCGAGACCGTCATTCAACCGATGATCCGCGCCACGGGTGACTTCGTGAAGGTCCAGTGTGTGGACGGCGATGAAGTGGTGATCGACAGCGCACAGTTCATGATGTGCGATGCATACTGAAAGAAGGACGGGGTGGCCTAGGCCACCCCATCACGTCCGATCCAGAAGGTGGTGAACAATGCGCAGTCCTCCTTGGAGGCAAACCGGATGCTCACGCCAAACTCGTTTTCGGGATCATAGCAGACCTTGGCGCCGGGCAGGTTTGCGGCCAGCCAGACCCGGACCTCGGGCCGAAGCTCCGGCTCGTCGTCGTAGCAGAGCAGTCGCTCGTGCGCGTCATCGAATTCGGTGAGGTGCAACACGTACGACATGGTAGACCTTCAAAGGGGCTTTTCGTTGCACTTCTAGCACACGTTTCGGTGATTGGTCCATAGAAGCGTGAGAGGTCTGCCACTGAACGAGTTTCGCAATACCGGAAGGACGAGGTCCATGGGGTAGGCGGCAGGACGGACCGGCTAAATACGCCGCACAGGCCATAGAAAGTCCGCGCCACGGTTGGCAACAGGAAGTCATTGTCGAAATGCGCTCGGACGTGCCGACGAAAGTGGATTGGCTTTCCTGATGTTCCGCGACCTGCTTTCCATGCTCGAATACGAGGCCAAGCGCCGTCCCGCAGTGGCGGCGCTGGTCGAACGCGTTCACGAGATGACCGATGCCGAGATCGACGCTGCCGAGGTGCCGCTGCCATGGTACCGCACGGCACTCAAGCGACTGGCGCAAAAATACCGGGATGCCGACGCCGAACTTCTCATGATCGCGCATCTGGACGGCAAAGTCGTTCAGGGTTTCGCGCCCGATCCCTTGGGAGAGATGCGCCGTTGGGAGGCTGGCTCGACATGGCTCAGCATGGGTCGCGGCTCCATTGAGATCAGGACGGGGCATCTGCTCTGGCTGCCAGAGACCGGTGGCGTCTGGCTCGATACGGTGTTTTCCGAGCGACTGGACCCGCGCATCGCCACGATGACCACCAGCCTCGGCAAGGTCAGCCGGAGCGGCTACAAGGATGCCATCCGTGCCTACAGGGAAGGGCTGAGCGGACCCTCGACGCCCGAAATGCAGCTTTCACCCACGGTGGGAGGCAAGCCTGTCGAGACCAGCCTCCTCGCCCAATACGGGGTACGCTTCTCGCGCTGATCAGCGTGACAAGCTGGCGAGGACGGTGATCGTTTGGAGGGCCTCCTCAGAGGAGGCCGCGACGATGAACGCGCGCTGCCCATCAAGCCATGACTTTCCGCGAACCGATGCCAGCGAGATGGTCATGCGATGCTGGTCAAGAGCGGCATGGGCCATAGTGGCGCCAACAAAGGCCAAAGGGGGTTGTTCGCCGGTTTCGATGATGCGTTGCTGATCCTCATGCCATACCATCAGACCGCTCTCATTCACCTCAAACCCGCAGGACAGGCGATCATCCACGATCCACCGGAACAGATCATAGTATGGCTGCGCTTCCGGGGCGACTTGGATATTGAAACCGCCATCGTACCGGACTGAGCCTTCCGACCGCATGAACTCCGTCAGGCCAAGCGCCGCGTTGCACCCGGTGACGTAGGAGAGCAAGGGCATATGTGGTTGGGGAGAGGTGGCCCCCTCCCCTTCCCTTTCAGTACCGGGCGAAGATCGCCTTGAACGCTTCGGTATCCAGCACCAGCGGGTCCATATCGACCTTCTGGATGTAGCTCGACGGCCCCATCAGGTTCTCCACGGCATCGATATAGCAGGAGAATTTGCCCTCGGGGCTGGTCACCAGCGCATCCGGCACACCGAGCGTCTCCGTGAGAGTCGGGAACCGGTCAACCAGCGCCGTGTCTACGGACAGGCGCACCCACCGGTTCTCCTCCGAGTAGACGGCCATCCTGAGGAAGGTTTCGACCTCCCCGGTGTCGTGCCGTTCGTGGTTCGCTCCGAAACCGACCGGCTTGTAGCCCAGCAACAGCAGCGGGTGCCGCTCCTTGAATGCGGCTGTCAGCAGGTTGCCGGTTACGTAGAGCGGGACCGACCCGAGAACATGCTGCGCCGTGATCTGCGGGCCGTCATGCCAACGGGCGCCACCGCTGAGTGTGGCCTTGATCTCGTTGAGCAGACCGAGGTCCTTGGCGCTCAGGCAGGAGACGCCGATGCCACCGACCGTCTCGCGCACCGTCTGCACGAGGCCCGCGTTCACCAGCCACTTGTTCGAGAAGGTGGTGAAGTTCGGGGTGATCCCGGCCTCATGGAACATCCGCAGGATGCGCGCGAACTCGGGATGCGCCGTCGGTTCGCCGCCACCGATGGCGACCTCGAACACCTTCATCTCGGCGAGCATCTTCACGATGCGCTCGATGCGGTCGAGTGGCGCATGGACACCGGCCTTTGTGGAGGACTGGTAACAGAAGGCGCACCCTTTGTCGCACCAGTCGGTGATTTTCACGTCCACGAGTTCCGGGGCGCTCGCCTTGACATATCCCTCGGCGTTCAGGTCGTCGCGGTCGAAGCTGAACCTTATCTTGGTGCCATCCCTCGTGGAGAACAGCGTCCAGAAGGCGCCGTCTTGGCGCGCGCGATACCCGTCATAGCAGTCACGCAGGTTGTTGAGGAACCTGATCTCCTCCGACCCGTCCGGCTTGATATGATCGTTGCCGTCCGAATTGTCGTTACCGCCCAGAACCACCACGCGCGGGCTCTTGAAGAAGCGGATCAGCGCCTCTGCAAACGCCGGATCGTAGTTGTCCGGCAGTCGGAGGACCGACTGGTGGTCCACGGAGGGCAGCGAATCGTCGCAGTCATATATGTCCTCTGCGTTGGTCGCTACCTCGGCATAACGGTCCTTGAAACCCGAGACCTCGGCGTCGAGCTTCTCGACGATGTCGGCGATGGCGTGCTTGTCGCGGATGTAGTTCGCGAAGAACTGCGCCGCGAGGTAGCGCAGCTTCTCCTCCTCAGAGACGAGGCGGAAGAAGTCCCAGCCATAGTGACCGTCATCATGGGTAGCGATCCCCGAGACCTTACCGATCAGGTCGGGCGGCAGCAGGATGACGCTGTGCGAGGACGAGGAGTTCGTCGCGAACCCCACACGGAAATTGTGGATACGCATGATCGGATACCGTTCTCAAATGGTTTTCGTGACTTGTGTGATGTGGGCACGCGTGGCGGCGAGTGCTTCCTCCCGCGTCTGGAAATGCTTCCGCTTGTACGGAGAGGCTTTCGACACCCAGCACAAGTGGGACGATTGCGGGTCGTGGAAATGGTCGCGGTTTCGCGCCACCTTGTACTGCCAGATGGTACCGCCCTCCGCGTCGGTGAACTCGAAGTCGCGGACGCCGATGAACCAGCCGTTCTCCTCGTGGATGCGCGTATGGCCGGGACGCCCCCAGCGGGTGGGTTTCCTTGCCATCACGATCCCTCGGCGACAGGGATGCCGCTGACATGGGGTGGGGGCAGAAGGCCGCCCGTATAGGCGATGCGGGCATATCGCACGGACACCCGCCCCCTACGGATGCTCAATCCCTCCACGTAGCGGTCTCCCGCGATCAGGAAGTACAGGTCGTCGATCTCGCCCCAGACCAGTGCGAGCAGGCGACCGTGTGGATAGACCTCCGGTGGAGCGCAGCGGTCGGCGCAAAGGGCTTCCGCGAGCATCCGGGCAGTCTCGGCCGAACCCGGCATGATGTCCGGGTCCTCCGCATATCGGTCGATCCGTTCCACCGCGCGGGACCAAGAGGGCGGGGCACCGTCGCTCAGGAGAGCGCGCTGCGCGATATGGCGCAGATAGTCGGCGCTATCGGTATCGCTGCTCGCGATACCGGCCAGCACCCGCCATGGGTCGGCCGCCCCCTTGACGCCGCTGATCACCATACACCGAACCAGACGCCGACACCGTGGATCACGCCGATAGGCGGCAGGATCGCGCCCGCGATCAGCAGGCCCCACGTCGCCGCCTTGATGCAGACCACGACGTGCGTGATCAGCGCGGCGAGGGAGGCGAGGGCGAAGGCAATCATCGAGACCACGGCACCCGCGCTGAGGCGGAAAACGGTATTCGGGCTCAGGGACATTCGCTTTCTCCGGGCGGCGCGAGGCCGCAAATGGGGTTCTGTCAAATCGACGGCCGGAACTATGTCAGGTCCGGCGGGGGCGTCAAGTGGAAAAATGGTTCTGGTGAACCGAGTATTGACGGTTCGACCCCTGATCGGGCAGAATCGGCCCGCTTCGAGAAACGGATTTGAGAATGCTGACCGTAGAGGACCTACTGGTAATTATCGCCCGGCGGCTTTGCGAATTCCCTGACCCCTTCCACGGCCTCCTTGAAGGAGGCTGGTACGACAGCTTTGTGATGAATGTCCTGCGGCACGTGGAAGCCGGGAAGCCCCTGTCCACCGAGCAGGCCAAGATCGTGCTCAAGATGGCCGGGCGCGTGCGTGACCGGCTGGTGGCCCTTGGCGATGTGGTCGAGCAGGAGATCGACGACCTCCTTGCCAATCCGCGCTACCGGCAGACCCCATACCAGAGCACCTCCATCCGGAAGGAAGTCCGCTATCTCGGCGACAATAAGCTCGGTTTCCGCTTCAAATTCAACGAGTTGCTGATCCGGGACCTGCGCAGGCTCAACGAGCGTGGCAATGCCGTGGCGGCGTATTTCGACCGCGACCACCGCATTTGGGTGGTTTCGGTCACCCGCCAGACCTTGGAGGGCGTCGGCCTGATCATCTCGGCCTACCGTTTCGAGATGGATGAGGAGGCCCGCGAATACCTGTCGCTCTGCCATCGGTCGCTGAACCGGCCCTCGACCTTCGTCCTCGACGAGGAGAACGAGGTGATCGTGGCGAATGTGGCGGACAACGAGGTGCTGGCCTGCTGGGTGGCGCGCGTGGCCGGAGGCATTCCCGTATGAATCAGGACTTCCTTCTGCCTGCCACTCCGGCCGTGGCCCGCAAGCTCGTCCGTTTCGCTGATCTGACGAGCCTCGATCTCGATCCGCGCATCCGGTCCCTCGCCGAGCGGGATCGCGTCACCGCCGACGCTTTCGACCCTTTCCTCTGCCCGGCGACGCCGGAGCGGATCGTCCTGACCCAGTTCCTCCTCGACGCCGGGCTGCGGGCAGGCGTGGTAGCGCCGGGCGGACCGACCCAGACCACCATCCTGAATGCCGCGAGGCTGATGGGCGTGGAGAAGGTGATCATTGCCTCCCGTGACCCCAAGAGGTGGAAGGAAGCCGTCGCCGGGTCCGGCCTCCCGAAAACGGCGTTCGTCATGCTCTCTCACCGGGCCGCATTCCGGGAGGAGGAGCAGGAAGGGCGACGCGACGGCCTGATGGTGCTCGACTGGCATGATACGACCATCACCTTCGAGACTACCGAACTTTTCACTGCCATCGCCCGCGAGTTTCCCCGCACCGTGATTCTGGCCGATGAAGCGGCGCTTGAGAGCATTGCTCAGGGGCGTTTCATGCTGGATATGTCGCTGGGGCTCTATCAATTCGGTAGACCCGTTCCTTACGTCGAGCAATCATCGAGTCTCCCGTGGTGGGAGCTTGCGGCGGTGCTTTATCCGGAGATGCCTCTCGGTCATTTTACGCTAGGCGACCGGCACATCGAGCGCGAGGTGATGCCGCGAACGACATGGGGCAACGCCAAGCGCAACGACCTTGCGCACTTCTACAACGTGTTCCTGCCACAGAATCATGCTGCGGAAATGGGTTCACTGGCATGACACCGCCATGCAGATGGTCGTGATGATGCTCGGTCACAGCGTGGTCGCAGTGGAGGAACTCATCCCACTGGAAGCGCCTTCGTGCCTCAAGGCGCTGCTGCCTCCCCTCCCTCCCGAGACAAACTGATGGCATGGTTTGAAGCTGAAACTTGGGTGCGGGGGAACCTGCGTTTCAACGTGTCCCGCCTCGACCATGAGTTCTGGGACGGTCGCTTCTGCGTATGGTTCCGTGGGTCCGATTACGAGGAGGTAGGGCAGGTCTGCGAGAACATGTCGATACGCCACTGCGTGAAGTATGCCGGGGATGTCGTCTCGATGCATGTGTATGAACCGTCGGACCTCTCCCTGATGGTGTGCATGTTCGCGCCAAGGCTGATACTGGTCGAGGAATGGCAGAAACCGGGGATTCCGTCTTGCCTCAAGGACCTCTTTCCCCCACTCCCGTGAATATCGACTACAGGGCACGCGGTGTGATAAACTGAGTGCTCATTTGAAAAACTAATTTCAGACCGCCATCAGGCGGATGCATTTCAGGAAGCGATTTTGAATGCCGCGTTGCACGCTGGTTATCAGCGATCAGGTGAACTGCAAGTTCACTGATCTCGACCCCTTCATTCGCCGCAAATTTGCCGACGCTCTCAAGTTCATGGTTCCGCACGCGAGGCACATGCCTGCCTACAAGCTCGGACGCTGGGACGGCAAGGTGAGCTTCGGGACTGTCGGCGGCGCGACCTATATCAATCTGCTCGACCGGGTCCTGCCTCTGATCATGGAGGCGGGATACGAGATCGACATCGACGACAAGCGTCCGGATTTCCATCCCAAGTGGCCGGAGGTCACGGATGAGCTTGTTGCTGACCGCTGCTGGCCGGAAGGCCATCCGATGGCGGGCGAGCCGATCTTCCTCCGCGACTATCAGGTCGAAGCGATCAAGACCTACCTCGCCAATCCTCAGAGCATACAGTCGATCTCCACGGGTGCGGGAAAGTGCGTCGATTACGACACGCTGATCGAGATCGAGATCGACGAAAACACGCCGTTTGGGCGCTCTTTGCTAAGTATGCCTGAAATTCGGACCAATCCGACTGGCCTGACATTAAAAATGGGCCAGTTGGTGGAGGCGGTTGCCGCATTCCGGAACAGGCAGCTTGAGATTGGCGAGGAGATCGTCGCAAGCGATCTCGGGATCAAGGTCCCCACGCACCTTGATGGCATTTCGGCGACGATCAACGGCGTCATCAAAAAGCGCGCCCCGTCGGTCACCATTGCTTTCGAGAATGGCCACAAGCTCACCTGCGCAGACAAGCACATTCTTCTCTGTGGCGGGGCCGAACGATTTGCGGAGACATTGTGGCCCGGAGAGGCCGTAGACACCGTCAACGGGCCTCTGGTCGTGAAATCGGTATTGCATGGCGCCGTACAGGACTTCTACGACATCGGCATCGACTACCCCCATCTTTATCGGGATGCGGCCGGGCTGATCCATCACAACACGCTGCTGACCGCAGCACTGTCGCTGACCGTTGAACGGGCGACGGGTGGGCGCACCATCGTCATTGTGCCCTCCAAGAATCTCGTCGAGCAGACCGAGGAGGACTATCGGAACCTCGGTCTCGACGTGGGCGTGTTCTACGGCGACCGCAAGGAATGGGGGCACACCCATACTATTGCGACATGGCAGTCCTTGTCGGTGTTCAGCAAGAAATCCGAGGGGGCCAAGTTCAAGAAGGGGTCGAAAAAAGCGGCCGTGGAGGACGAGGACATCGGCATCACCATCGAGGATTTCCTCGATGGCGTCGTCTGCGTGATGTGCGACGAAACGCACACGGTAAAGGGAGACGAGTTGCGCAAGCTCCTCTGCGGGCCAATGGCGCACATCCCCATCCGCTGGGGGCTGACCGGAACGATCCCCAAGGAGGACTACGAGTTCATGAGCCTGCTGGCCTCGCTGGGGCCGGTGGTCGGCGAGATTCGCGCGGCCGATTTGCAGGAACGCAATGTCCTTGCGAAATGCAAGATCGAAATCTTGCAGCTTGAGGAGGATCACGTCGAGTTCCGCGACTATGCGGAGGAGTATGACTACCTCGTCCGCGACAAGACACGCATCCAGTGGATTGCCGACTTCACCGCGAAGCTGGCCGCCGAGACGGGCAACACCCTGATCCTCGTGGACCGCATCGACACGGGCGAGATGCTCGAACAGATGATCCCCGGCTCGGTGTTCATCAGCGGGCGGATGAAAACCAAGGACCGTAAGACCGAGTTCAAGGAGGTCGCCGTCGTCAACAACAAGGTCATCATCGCGACCTTCGGTGTTGCCGCTGTCGGCATCAACGCGCCGCGCATCTTCAATCTCCTGTTCCTCGAATGCGGCAAGAGCTTCGTGCGGACGATCCAGTCCATCGGACGCGTGCTGCGCAAGGCGAACGACAAGGACAGCGCCATGGTCTACGACCTGACCTCGACGCTGAAGTTCAGCAAGCGGCACCTGTCGAAGCGCAAGGCATATTACGACGAGGCGGGATACCCCTACGTCGTGCGGAAAATCCGCTACCGGGGTTGAAAGTATTGGATTTTCCGGGGTTCAGTGTGGTATACAGAGGCCCACTGAACCTCCTTTGAGAGTACCCTAACAATTCGCGTTCTACTTCCAGAAAATCGCCCGTTCAACATGAACGGGATACCGGATCAGGTGGATGACCTGCGATACTGCGTCCTCGACTACAGCAACCAGCAGGACGTGGATTTCTTTTTCATCCCGATGATCTTTCTCGACGTATTCCCCCGGCCTGCGGCCGATCTGCGCATCGGCAAATACCGGGTTCAGATGCCGCTTGATTGGTCTGTCGTCATCTGTGACCGCGATTTCGGTCACATGGAGATCATCGAACTCAAGCACCTCAACGACCGGCCGTTCGAGGCATTCATCTTCAATCCCATCACCGGGTATATCCCGCAGTTTGAAGAGATCATCATCGAGAATGTGTTCCCCGATGTGACGTGGCACATGCCGAAGTTGAAATACGGCCACATCCTCGCCGTGCCGCTTGAGGACTGTGAGAACCCGGCCTGTGCCTTGTTCGTCAAGGACATCAATCGCCTGCCGGACGCGTTGGACATTTCCAAGGTTTTTTCCTGAAAGATGTACAGAAGGACATTCGAGAATGAGCAACCGTGACCTGATCGAGGCGAAGCTGGCAGACTTCCAGCGTCGATCCGCCCGCCGCGACATGCCGGGCGCCAATACCGAGTTGGTCGAGATCATCCGCCTGATGCTCGACATGATCGAGGGCAAGGCGCCCGCGAGGCCGGTTTTCCATGTGGATACCGGCACCATGACGGACGAGGAGATTCGCGCCGCGATCAACCTGCCGATCTATAATTCCATCAAGGAAGCCGTTGCCAACTCGCCGCTCGCCGAGGCCGAAGTTGTGGGTGGTGCCGCTGAGAGCGACACGGTGCTGGGTGTGACCGGCGCAGGAGTGGAGGAGGTCGTCCGACGGCTGGCCGAGCGCATCGCTGCCCCAGCCGATGACATTGAGCAGTGGCTTGCCGATGCCAAGGCACGGGCTGAGCAAGGGCAGGCCGCCGATGCCGACGGAGAGACCGATGATGCCGCTGCGGAGGCACAGCAGGCCCCGGTCGAGCCCGCCAAGGCCCCTGCGCCCGCCAAGCGCGGCTCCAAGGGCAAGCGGTCCTGATGAAAAAGGCCCGGCAGGTGGGATGCCTGCCGGGCCAAACTGAGCACCGATGGCGGGGTCTTGGGTCTTGACCTCGCGCCACTACCTATTTAGGGTGCTAATGCGGTTTCAGTAGACCGGATTTAAGGAAGTCATTGTGGCCGAGTACAAGCTGGACATTTTCGAGGCCCTGCGTGCCATGGACACGCGTGACGGGGGCTGGCTGGGCAGGCAGCCCGAGGAAGCCCGCAAGGGCTTTGCTGCCCCGGTGTTCCTCCGCTGGGCCAGTGCGGTGCAGGATGGCCCGGCAGGCGAGGCCACCATCTGGCTGGTGAACGAGCGCGTCAATATCGGTGCCCTCGACATGATGGGGCCGCATCCGGAACTCCTGTTCCGTCTTGCCGCCTCCTGCGGTCTGGGGACGCGCCAGCGCCACGAATGGCTTGGGATGCCCTCCCGCAAGGCTACCTCGAACAAGGCCCGTGAACTGGTCGAGCGGTTCTACCCGACCGCGAATGCGTGGGAGATCGACATGCTCCTCCGCCAGCACACCCGAGACACGTTCCAGCAGTTCGTCAACGAAACCGGCTGTACCCCCGACGAGGCCAAGGAGGCGATGAAGGCGTATGACAGACTCAGTGGTGGCGTCGAGGCGAAGGAAGAAGGCAGGGCCAAAGGTAAGCGTGATCGGCGTGGAGGCTGACGACAGCCGCCATGTCTGCGAGTTCTGCAAAGCGTCCTTCGCCAAAGAGGATACCCTTCTGACCCATGTCTGCGAGAAGAAGCGACGGTTCCTGCAACGCGAGGAAAAGCCCGTCAAGCTCGGATTCCTCGCCTTCCAGCGTTTCTATCAGCGTGGCATGGGTCGGGCCAAGCCGCCCTCCATTGAGGTATTCGAGCGGTCGAATTTCTACATCGCATTCGTCAAATTCGGCCGCTGGCTGCATGAGAACAGCGCGCTGAACCCGCTTGGCTATGTGGACTTCCTGCTCCGCACCGAGGTTCCCATCGACAAGTGGCAGAACCCGGCGCTCTACGAGACCTATGTGCGCGAACTGAACAAGGGTGAAACCCCGGTCGAAGCCTTGGAGCGCAACATCATGCTGATGCAGCAGTGGAGCGTCGAGACCGGCGAGCATTGGACCGACTTCTTCCGCAAGGTCGCGCCGCCGCTCGCGGCCCTGTGGATCAGGTCGGGCCGGATCAGTCCGTGGGTGCTGTTCACCGCGCCGAGCGCGCGGGACCTCCTCGGGCGCCTGAGCCCGGAGCAGACCGCGATGGTTGAGCAGGCCATCGACCCGCATTTCTGGCGCATCAAACTCGCCCGTCATGCGGAGGAAGTAGCGCAAATCCGTGCCGTGCTGGCCGAAGCCGGTGTCTGAGGGGGAAATATGGAGATGAGTTTCGGCATCACCTTATACAAGAATGTCCCCGCCGGTAGTTGGCGCGGGCAGCCCGGCCCCTTGCCCTTGGTCTTTGGGGTAAGAGGGACCGGACCGCTCTACGACGACTTCTGGAAGTGGATGCGCGACGACGGCCTCACTGGCAAGGCGGCTTGCGCCTTCGAGGAGGACGACTTCCCGTGGTCCTACTTCGCTTTCCGCAACCCGGCCGATGCGCAGCGGTTCCGGGATCGCTGGGCCAATCATATCACCTTAGGATCGCTCGATGACTGACGAGGAACGCGCGGAGCTTCTCCGCAACATGTATCAGGATGATGACGGGGATGCCGGATCGGATACCAAGCCGGGCCTGCCGCCGCAGCGCGAGCGGAGCCGTTCGCAGATGATTTTCGTGAACGGCAAGTGGGTCGAGGTCCCGACCATGGGATACCTCGCGCGGCTTGAGCATCTGGTCGTCGAGCAGGGCAAGGCGATCCGCCGCCTTGAGCAGTCTCTCGTGGAGACCCGCAGCTTTGTGCGGCGGCAGACGGGAACCATCTCCGAAATTTCGCGCGAACTGGCGCACAAGATCGACTACCGGGACAACTCCTGATAGTCTCTGCACGATTTCAAGAACGGCATTTAAGGCATGACCACCGTCACCGTCATTACCAACGACTACGAGTGCGACCGGCGTTCCGTGACGATCCTCGAAAACGGCGACTTCGAGCGCGTCGTGACGAACTGGCAGAACGAGGACCGCATCCTGATCGAGATGCAGGATCACCCGTATTTCGAGGGGCGCCGCCGCTGGTGCGATCTGACGCCGACCCACTGGCGCCTCATGATCGCCACGGCCTTCGGCAAGGTCGCCGCCCTGAATGATGAGCAGCGCGGTGATCCGCAACATCCCGTCATGCTGAGCCTTCACTTCCTCATCGGGGGCCTGATCTACTGCTTGCAGCAGCGCACGGAGAGCCAGATCGAGTTGATGCGTATCTGCCGCATCAGCGACACCGAGGTGGTGTACGACTATCATGCGTGCCTGAACATGGCGATTGACCTGCCGAAGCCACGAGCGGGCTTGCGTGTCGTCATCGACAACGGCTAATATCACTGCGCATTTCAGAAAGCCATTTGACACATGCCAAGCAGTTACACCGAACCCGTCCAGACCGGCAAGATCACCGAACTGCGTGATTTTGCTCTGTTGTGCGCCCACGCCTGCGACGCGCTATCCCGTTTTCGGGACCAGCCATTATCATCGGCGGTTCCCATCACGGTGGAGCCAGACACGGCATACCATGACGCCGAACTCACCAAGGCGGAGGCCGAACTGACGCGACTTTGGGAGTTGTCCGCCGAGGAATGCGAAGAATGCGCCCGTGCTGCCTACGAGGAGCAAATCGCATACCTAGAGCGGTTTCGGGAACGGATGATACAGTACCGCAGTCGCTATACGGCCATGTTGGAGAAGGTGCGCGACTGGAAGGTACCGCCGGAATTGGAAGAATTGCGCTGCTTCATGATGCGGCAGCTTACCGATTCCATTAGCTGGGACTGCAATATGGAGTATTTGCAGCCTCCCACGCGGATGACGGGCGAGGAGTGGCGCGAGAGCGAGATCGCGGAGATGCAGTCCGTTATCGAGTATCACCGGAAGGAACGGGATGACGAGATCAGGTGGGCAAACGAGGCGAACCGCTGGCTGGCTCTGTTGCACAACTCTCTGCTGAACATTTGACATTCAAGAACTAGAGTTCCAATGCGCTTCATTCATGCCCTCCTGCACTTGTTGAAGTCCTTTTCGGCACGCCGGAATATCAAGGTCGCCGATATCTTGTTCGCGCCCGGCGACTATCCGACGACGGCATCGATAGTGCTGTCCGTAGCGGGCAGCCGCGCGAATGTCCTGCAATTCCATCTGGATGAAGCCGATGGGCCTGCCTTCAAGGGCTTCGCTGTCCTTGACGTGACTACGGCCGAGGCCCACTTCGTCCCGGCGCTGGCGCGGGAATACCTGAAAGAGTGCCTGAACGCGTATAACTCGCGTGGAACCGCCGCTTTCCGGAGCTTCGCCGATTTCACGGCCGAGGTGGACCGGCAGCGAGAGGAGGCATCGAAGCCAAAATTCTCGATTCACTATGCGGTGGGGAACCCGCGCAAATCCATGCTCCTCTACCGTCAGGTGCCGCAGGATTTCGCGAACGCGATTGTGGATGGCTTCAATGCGGCACGCGCCAAAGGGGAGACTTACGAGTTGAAGGACCATAATGGCAGCCGGTACGTCCTCGATCCTGCGAAGATCAGCGCGTTCATGATGTCAAGGGACGACTGAGCGATTCACCTGTCTCCGACCTAAATATGGCCGGAGACGACCATGTCCGACAGCAAGCGACCAGACCTACGCGACATCACCAGCAGGAAAGCTCGGGCGATGGGTGTTTCCACCGATATCGATATCGACTTTGCCGACCGCGAAGCGGCCCTCGCGGGCCTGCCGTACATTCCGGCCACGCAGATCGCCAATGGTCAGCGCATGAAGCACAAGACCGGCGTCTACTTCCAGAACGTCCCGACCGATCCGCTGGATGGGCTTGCCGTCTTTGACTACAAGGAAGCAGGCGATCATGGCTACTTCAAGCTGGATTTCCTCAACGTCTCCATCTACAGGGAAGTCCGTGACGAAGCGCATCTCGTCGCACTCCTGAATCGGGAACCGGTCTGGGAATTGTTCGACGACAGGGATGTGGTGGACAGCCTCGCGCACCTTTCGGGGCATTTCGACGTGGTGTCGGCGATCCGGCCGCGATCCATCGAGGATATCGCCGTCTGCCTTGCGTTGATCCGGCCCGGCAAGCGCCACCTCCTGCATCGGCCACGTCATGTCATCGACGCGGAAATCTGGAAGCCCTCCGCCGAAGGCTATACGTTCAAGCGGTCGCACGCCATCGCCTATGCGACCAGCATCGTCGTGCAGCTAAACCTCCTTGTCGAAAAAGCCCAAGCCGCATGACGTTCACGGTGGTTGGCGTGAATGAGCCATGGCTGTGTCAGGAGGTGGTCAGCGAGCGCACCGGTCGGTTTCTCTACCAGATTGACCTACTGCCCCTCTATGGCAGCGAGCTTGAGCTTCGCGGTGGCCGGTTCGCCCGCTTTGTGGCGGAGGATCGGGACCACCGCATCGCCATCGTGCGCGAAGGTCTCAGTGCGGCGGCCCTGACCCACTGGCTCCGCAACGTGGTCGAATGGATCGCCGAGCACAGTGATGGCGAGTGGTCGATGCGGATCGAGGTCCACTCGGTAAGCCGCCTCACCTTCCACTTTAGCTTCGAGAACGATGCCACCGCCGTGACATTCGCTCTCTGTTGGTCGGGAGCATAGCGAACATCATGTGGTTGCATCGCCTGCCAGCGATCTGGGTCCCGTCCGAGTTGCTGTCCGCCGAGTTGGTGGCGGACACGTTCCGCTTCTACAACCCCGAACTGCACGAATGGCTGACTGAAAACTGCAAGGACTGGGAGTTGCTGTGGGAGGAGGGCGGTCAGTTGGTCAGCAGTGAAATGGTCCGGATCATCATGACCGTGGCATTCCACGACGAAAAGGAATTCGCTTTGTTCAAGCTGTACTGGACCGGGCGGCCCGACGGCGACTAGGCGGGAGTGCGGCGGACGAGGGTGATCTGGCGCTTGCGGACCCGGCGCGCGATGGTCTCGTGCAGGCTCACGGTCGGTCCGGCCTCAAGGATGAAATCCTTGCGGGAGAAGTGCGTGAGGTACTCCCTGAACGGCCGGAACCGGTCCTTGAGGAAGATATTGATCGGTATCTGCCGATTGCTGCCCCACCACCATGCCTCGCCGAGGCGCAGGAATTCCCGGCGCATCTCCTCCGTCGGGATAGCATCCAGAACGTACATCGAGAGTAGCTGGTTGTCGCAGTTCTGGATGATGCCGAGATACGGGCGACCAAGCATCGTTCCATAGGACAGGAACGGAAAGGAGATCAGGATTTTTTCGATGCGTTCATCCAGAATCATGAGTGTAAATCCATGTGCGGTCGAGGCGTGGACGCGGATCACGTATTTAGGAATGCTCATTTTAACGCGCTGCGTGCTCGGCCTCATGAATGGGGAGCGATTGCGGTATTTAAGCGGCTAAATAGCCCGGAACGGAGCCAGATAAGACCGGAGGCGCTTCAATGTCCTACAGCGATGCCGGGCGGGTCGCATTGTACGCCCTCCCCCGCGTGGTCCAACTCGTCTTGGCATCGTCCGCAGCAACCAGTGGGCCGATCCTTATGAATTATCCCGTTAACCGCACCGTGTTTCGCGTCGTGCGCGGAACGCGCAACGACATCGAGTTCTTCGTTCTGGACATCGACCGCAAGCCGGTGGACCTGACCGGCGGGGCGCTCACCGCGAATATCGTGGACACCAAGGCGGATCGGTTGCTGCTGTCCCGCGCCCTGACGGTGGTCGATCCGGCCCGCGCCCTCTACCGCCTGACCATCCTGCCGGGCGACATGATCGACTGGCCGAGCCACCCGCTGCGGTGGAGCGTGGTGGCGACCCGCCCCGACGGCGACGAGGCGATGCTCTATACCGACCGCGACTACACACCCTACAGCCATTTGGAGGTGCTGGAAGGCCCTCGCCCGGCTCCGGCTGCCCCGGTGGTGCTCGACCCCTCCACCTTCACGGTCACCGATACGGTGGCCCGCAGCAGCGCCGTGCCGGGCTCTGCCGCCCTCGGCTACCCGGATGGCCTGCACACCGTTGAAGCCCTGCTCGACGGGTTCAGCGGCAGCCTGACCCTTGAAGCGACCATCGCCGACCAGCCCGTGGAGGATGACTGGTTCGAGGCCGCCCGGCAGGATTACGAAGGCGTCACGGGGGCGGTGGCGTTCAGCGCCGAGGGGAATTTCGCCAAGGTGCGTATCGCGCTCCGCACAACCGAGGGGCAGGTCTCGCGGATTTTCGTCAAGGCGTAACGCCGGAGACGGAGACGGGAGGAGACCGGCCTAAGGCCGTTGACAAGAACCGGGTTAATCCGGCATCCTGTGCCCATATTTCAGAGAGTCATTTCAGATGCCGACGTGGTTCACGTCCGATACCCATTTCGGACATTCCAACATCATTCGCCTTTCGAAGCGACCCTTCGCCAATCTCGACGAGATGCACGCCGCCCTGATCGAGCGGTGGAACGCCGTGGTCGGGCCAAATGATGACGTGTGGCACCTCGGGGATTTCTCCTACCGAAGCACCAAGGGGCTGGTGGCCGAGATTTTCCCCCGGCTGAACGGCCACAAGCGGCTGGTGATCGGCAACCATGACAATGACGAGGTGCTGGCCCTGCCGTGGGCGGAGACGCCCGTGCAGCGCGCGACCATCAAGCTCGACGGCAAGATGATCGTGCTCGACCACTACCCGAGCCGGTCATGGGATGGCCTCTACCGGGGCTGGTACCATCTCTACGGCCACGAGCACGGCAATTGCGACGACTGGGGCAATTGCTGCGACGTGGGTGCCGACTGCTGGAACTACACCCCCATCACCTTCGCGCAGGCGCTTGAGCGCATGGCACCGCTGCCGAAATTCAACCCGCAGGCCCGTCGCGCGACGCAGTAAGCATGTCCGCACTCGAAAAGCTGTTCAGCGAGGACCTCGTCTGGACCGCGCTGTCCTCGTCGCTGAAAAGCGCGAGGCGGCGGTCCGGGACGGGTTTCATCTCCATCAACTGTCCCATGTGCGTACATCGTGGGGAGACGCAGGACAAGCGGCAACGGTGCGGCATCAAATACGATGCCAAGGGCATCGGTATCCATTGCTTCAACTGCGGCTTCAAGAGCCGGTTCCGAAAGGGCGAAACGCTCAGCCGAACCATGCAGGACTTCCTCATGGAGGTCGGCGTATCCTCGATGGAGGTGAAGCGGCTCGCGCATTGGGCGTTCACCCTGTCCCGCATGGTGGCGGACAACCCGGCCGCGCAGGAGGTGGCGAAGGTCAGCAACATCATCGACTTCCCGGCCAAGGCCCTGCCGAAAGGTGCAAGGTCGCTGGCGGAGTGGGCGGAGGACAGGTGCGAGGACCCGGACTTCCTGACCGCCGTCGAGTACCTGTTCTCGCGCGGCGACGATCTGGTGGGGGCGACCACCTACTACTGGACGCCGGAGGACGGGGGTCATCATCTCAACAAGCGCCTGATCATCCCCTGCTTCCATGAGGGAAAGATGGTGGGATGGACGGCGCGGGCCACCGTGCCGGACATCAATCCGCGCTACTATAACGAGACGCCGTCGAACCTGCTGTTCAACACCGCCGCGCTGACCGCCCCGGAGCGTCGTTTCGTCATCATCGTCGAGGGCATCTTTGACGCTCTGGCGTTGGATGCGGTCGGCACTTTGGGCGCCCGCCTGAATGACAAGCAGATCGCGTGGATCAAGAACTGCGGCAAGACCCCCATCGTCCTGCCGGACCGCGACAAGGCCGGTCAGCGCCTCATCGACGTGGCGGTGGCGAATGACTTCCATGTCGCCTTTCCGCGCCTGAGCGACGGCCATGGCTACGCCAATTGGTGGGAAGCCGACGTGAAGGATGCGGCGCAGGCCGTGCAGCGGTACGGGCGGCTATATACGCTGCGCTCCGTTCTCGAAACGGCCACCTCCAACAGGATGCAGATCACGCTTTACCGGAAGATGCTGGCCTGACAGGGCCGGGGTCCCGCAAAGACTGTTTCAGTCAGATATTTTGAGAAAGCGCATATGAGAACGCCTCTGAAGTCCGAGAAGGACTTCAACCTCGAATTCAATGCCGAAGTCCAGCGATACCTCCTGTCTTGCCTGATCGGCAATCCGACAGCCTTCGCTCTCTGCCGCAATATCCTCATGCCGGAGTATTTCGAGGACACGCTTCGCCCGGCGGTGCGCTTCGTTCTCGAATATGCGGACGAGAACCGTGACCTGCCTGACGCCGACCTGATCCGTGGCAAAGCCGGTGTCGCCCTCACGCCGCAGGATATCGGAGAATCGCCGCAGAAGCGGGAATGGCTGCTCAAGGAGATCGAAAGCTTCTGCCGCTACAAGGCGCTTGAGCTTGCCATCCTCGAAGGCGTCGAACTGCTCAAGAAGGGGAACGGCGCCGAGATCGAGAAGCGCGTCCGGGACGCGATGACGATCAGCCTCGTGTCCGAGCTTGGGATGGACTACTTCTCCGATCCGCATCAGCGTCTCGAACGGCTCAAGGACAAGTCCGCTTACGTCAGCACCGGTTGGGAGACGCTCGACAACAAGCTGTACGGCGGGTTCACGCGCGGCGGCCTCAACGTGTTCGCGGGCGGCTCGGGCTCCGGCAAGTCGCTGGTCTTGCAGAACCTCGCGCTCAACTGGGCCTTCATGGGTTACCATGTGGTCTATATCACGCTGGAACTCTCGGAGGAACTGGTCGCGCTGCGTCTCGACGCCATGGTGACCGGGCGCGGCACCAGCGAGGTGCTTCGGAAGATTGACGAAAGCGCCTACATCATCTCCATGCGCGGCAAGCAGGCCGGTTCGCTGACGGTCAAGAAGCTGCCGGAGGGCGGAACGACCTCCAACGATCTCCGAGCCTATCTCAAGGAGTACGAGATCAAACGGGCCATCAAGCCGGATGCGCTCATCGTGGACTATCTGGACCTGCTCTATCCGAACAATCGGCGGATCGATGCATCGGACCTGTTCACCAAGGACAAATTCGTCTCCGAAGAACTGCGCGGCCTCATGCACGAGACCAACACCTTCGGGGCGACCGCCAGTCAGTTGAACCGCACCTCCGTTCAGACCATGGAGTTCGACCATTCGCACATTGCGGGCGGCATCTCCAAGATCAACACCGCCGACAACGTGTTCGGCCTGCTGGCGACGCCCGCGATGAAGGAGCGGGGCATCTACGAAATCCAGTTCCTCAAGACGCGCTCCTCGTCGGCGGTCGGCAGCAAGATCGAACTTGCCTACAACAACACCTCGATGCGGATCACCGATCCGCCGCTCGGCGGCTTTGACGAGAACCCGGAGAAGCCGATGTCGATGAGCAATTTGAAGCAGCAGGTGCAGGCTCAGATCGCCGCGTCCCAGACCCAGCCGCCCGCTCCGGCGCCAGCGCAGCAGCCGGAACCGGCCTCCACCGGCTCCGTGCCGGTCTCCGCCCCGCCCGAGGTAGAGGATATGGCTATGGAGGTCGAGACGGGCGAGGAAGCCGGGGTGGTCCCGGCCGCGTCGGAGCCGCGCACAATCGATCTGATCGGCCAACTCATGACGCACACCCGCAAGCATTCCGCGCTGATCTGAATCATCCGCCTAAATAAGGCGGACACAGGATCGCGCGATGAACGACAATACCTTCATCACCGAAATGCGTGGGTACATCTTGCTCGCCGAGGAACTTCTGCCCTCGGCGAGCGAATGCGTCCTTGAGGATCAGGATACATCGGATGAAGCACTCCCGGTGTCCGAGCCGCCGATCATAGCCGACCTGCGCGATTTGGCTTTCAAGCTTCGCTCACACACCGAGAATGAGGACAGCGAGCAGGCTCTTGGCGTCGAACTGGGAATGCAGCGCGCCGCCGACATGGTCGAGAACCTGATCCGTCGGCATACCGAGGGGGACTAAGCCTTGGAACAACGCTTCCGCAGCATCGTAGAGGAACTCTCCGACTACGCACCCAACCGCAACCGCGACCTGCTCATTGAAATGCGGGGGCAGCAGGTTATCGCCTCGGCGTTGAACGTCCTGCGGCTGATCCGCGAGAGCTACGACAGCGAGACGGCCGACGACCTCAGCAAGCGTCTTGTCCGTGCCATCCAGAGCGGGGATGAGGAGAAATTCCGTCGCCGGGTCCGCGCAATCCGCGAAGGCAAGAAGAAGAAGGATTGAGCCCCGTGAGCAATGTAATCAAAGAGGGTCCGTTCGACACGTTCAAGGCGGTGGCAGGCAGCGCCTTGGACCGGGCCAAGAATTCCGTTCTGGCCGCCTTCGGCAGTGAGACGGCACAAGGCAAGCTGCAACTCGACCACGCGGTTCGGGACATGATGAATCGCTGGCTGCGCTTCGCCGCACGCGAAGGACGCCAGACCAATCCGGAAACCATCGCCGAGTTCTTCGCCCGTACCTACGGCCGGGAAGCCGTGGACTGGTACACCAAGGAAGGTCTGGCAAAGGACCCGAATTGGCTGCCGACCGCCAACGCGATCCGGCAGAAGCTCAACCTGCCGACGCTGGACGGCCCCAGTGCGTCCAAGCCCGAGAATGCCACCGCGCCGACCGGGCAGAAGAACCCGGCCGCAGACGCCGGAGAGACCCCGGCGAAACCGGCAAGCACGGCGGCCCGGAAGGCGGCGGTCAGCGACGTGATGCGGATGTTCGGCGGCGGCGTGGGCAAGACGCCGTATGACAACTACCAGATCAAGACGATGAGCAAGCTGCTCGCGGCGACCCGTGAGCCGATGCTCGACAGCAAAGCCAAGGGCGCGATCTTCAATCTCACCAAGGAACTGATCACCAGCGCGTTGGAGCGTGGCGAAGGCGAGAAGAAACGACTGCTCACCTTCCTGCGAAACCTCGAAAGGGAACCCCGCCTCACGCAGAAGATGCCGAACCTGATGCGCATGATCCAGACCGCCAATCAGCGCCTTGGTGTCCAAGAAGGCTACGAGCCGCTGATGCTGGCAATTGGCCTCGCCCGCATCCTCGTGGAGCATCAGGTGCGCAGCAAGGCGGCCCTGCACGAGGCGTTGCGGATCGCCATCTCCGAGCGTGAGGCGCTGTGGGAGGCAGGCTTCGACCGCGCCTACCTGCAAAAGCTTTTCACCGCGATGGCGCAGCACCTCTTTAACACGGGGGTCATCACGCATCCGGACGAGGATGGCACCACGGCGAAGCAGTTGCAGATGGGCAACCCGTCGCAGCAGCGGACCCAGCAATCGCCGCCGCAGGCACAGCAGCAGGCGGCACAGCAACAGCGCCCCAGCGGCCTTCCGGTCCAGAAGATCAGGGACGCGCTGTCGAAAATCCCGAACCTCAAGCCAGAAACCGTCGAGGCCGTCAGCAACATCGCCTCCAAGGCGCGCGACTGGAAGGATTTCGCCGCGCAGGTGCAGAAGCAGAAGCTCAATCTCGCCGCCAACGTCTGGGGCGCCCTTCTGAGCTTGAAAAAATGAGCGAGGAACCGCGCTTTTCGCTGCTCAACGCCCTTTCGGAGAGCCGTCTGATACCCTCCGTGAAGGCGCTTGCGACCTATGATGCCGACGAACTGGCGGAACTGGCCTACCTGCACATCTTGGGCCTGCGCATCCTGCTTTGCGAGCCGGATACGGCCGCTCACGCAAGGATCATCTGCCGCAAGACGGCCTCGTCCGGCAACTTCCGTCGCTGGCGCACGGATGCGACCGACCTCTATGCCCTCCTGCATGGACTGATCGGTCAGGATCACCCGGACGGCCCGAAGCATGTCAACGACTTCGCCGATTACCATCGTGTCTCGCAGGGCGCGATCCTGAACTGGCTCAATGCGGGTGCCCGAGAGCAGCGGTTCGAGGATCAGACCGCGCGGCTGTTCGTCCGGCTCGATATCATGTTCCGAATCGGGAACGGATCGATGCGGGCGCTGCGGCGGCTGATCATGGAATGGCCCGACCTTACGGTTCACGAACGCAGGCTGGCGATGACCCGGCTGCTGCAATTCTTCCGGTCCCGCGCCCCCAAGGGCGAGCTTCTCCCGCTCCTCAACCGGGCCGCCCGGAACGGCAATCTGGAACTGCACGGGGTCTGCGACCGGGAGACGGGCGAGGGCTGCGGGGCGCAGGCGCAGGATGAGCCCTTCCTTGAGCCACATGAACGCGGCCACCGGAAGCGCGGGACCGGTCTGATCGCGCATCTCGCCGCCGGGGCGGTCGGGGCGCTGGCCGCGCACGCGATCAGCAAGCGGCTCCACGCGAAGGAAGGCGCGACCGCAGGCGCCACCGCCGCCGCGAATGTGGCGACCGTGGCCGGTGGCCTCGGGGCGGGGTTTGACGACGACTATTCGAAGTCGATCTACCCGGCGCCGAAGGGGGACCGTGGGCCGAAGGTGATCAAGCGGTCTACCTGACGGTACGCGCAGTGCTTTGAAGGTCGAATACTAAATAGATGCACCAAAACCTCTTTTCAAAGGGACATACACAATGACTCAGAAGGTCAATGGTCACGTCGCCGCTGGCGCCCACCTCGGTAGCGCCCTCGACTTCTACACCGTCACCACCACTGTCGATCTGGCCTCCGCTCCGGCTGGCAAGTTCGAGAATGCCCTCGACAAGCTGATCGAGGTGATCGCCCTGCGCGGTCAGCCGGTGATCATGTCGGTCACCGATGGCGCCGAGGCGGGCGAGAAGGTTGTGAAGTTCGCCATCGAGCACACTGGCGCGTGGGACAACGTGACCCCGTCTCTGGCCGACTCCATCGTTGCGCACGCTGGTGCTTGGGGCTTCGCTGCCAACAACACCACCGTCGCCAAGGTCGATTTCTGATCCTTTTCCGGTTTCCTAAGGGTTCAGACGAAGGCCCGGCAGCAATGCCGGGCCTTTGTGCGTTTGTGCATCACTAAATAGCGGAAATAGCTTGGGGTTGAGCATGAAGCTCGACGAAATGTTCGACGCGGGCATTTCTGTCCGAAAGACGGTTTGGAGCAAGCGGGGCGACAAGATCGCCCGCAAGGAGGTCGAGCGCATCGCCGCGACCGATGTTCAGCCGCGCACGCATATCGAGATCACGTCTGCGGAGGAGCATGATGGCGGACATGAATGACGGCGGCTTCATCGAGCGGCTCGGGAAGCTGCTCGGCATCGACCGGGAGAAGGCGGAGGAGATGCTCGACAAGCTGGACGGCGACGCGCTTCTCACCCTGACGGACGCCGTTGCCAAGAACGATGCATCGGCTGCGAAGCGGATACTCGCGCCGCACGGCATGGAGGAAGGCGATGTCCCGGCCGCAGCGGAGGAGGCGTCGGACGAGGATGCCGAGGTGGTGAAGCACGGCCGCCGGAAGAAGCGGTCCGGGGACGAGGAACCGAGCGACGGGATTGTGGAATTCGGCGTCGGGGACGCGGTGGAGGTCAACGGAGACGATGCAATCGTCAAAATCCCCCACGGCCCCGGAGGCACCGTGGGTGTATTGATTGGAGGCAAGCTCAAGATGATTGACCGTAAGAAGGTGAGGCCCGTCGGTGACGCGCTGAAACTGGACGAGATGGTACTTGGAATGACTGGCATTCCGTCTATTCAGCGGATGCAGGAACTTGCTGGCATTTCGACTGCATCTTTTGAGGCGCCCGAGACCAGTCCCGTGCAGGTGGCCGTCGGGGCCGCCGAACCGGATAATTCCGAGGGCGGGGACGCGAATTCCCCCGAATGCGCCAAGGCGGCCGTGATGGCCTGCCTTGATGAACTGGAACGCCACATGCCGAACCTGCGGGTCGCCGACCTCAAGGACGTTCGGAAGCGCATCTATGATCTGACCGCCCGGCTGAATGAAGGCCGTTCGCTGCGGCGGGAAGGCAAAACGAGGGTCTGATCCCCATGTCCGGGCGCTGGATTGGGGGCAATCGCCGCGAGGCCATCAACTGGGTTCAGAACCTCCTCCTGACCACCCGACCGATTGCCGAACGGACCGTGTTCTCGGCTCTGGCCGAGGGCAAGGCAGTCGAACGCGAGGACGGCATCCATCTGTTCGAGGACGACGAGGAGGTCCGGCGGCGCGCCCGGCGACAGGTGACCCCCATCCGCAACCGCTCGATCTACCGTTTCCACCGGGGGCGCTCCCTACCCCGCCATCATGACCACAGAGCCCTGTTCCGGCCGGATTTTTCGCGGGACGTGGACGGGCACAAGGCCCCGGATGCCTCCAAGCGGCCGGACGGCTCGGATAAGGAATAACCACCGCAATGCGGTATCACGAGATTGCATCCGGACTGCGTTTGCCTGTAAGCTCCGAGGAACGGGACCTGCTGTCCCGCGCCGAAGGTGACGGCGTCGCACAGGCATCACTGGATGAGCGGGAGCGCGAGGTTGCCCGCCACATGGTGTCGCGTGGGCTCCTGCACCGCAGGCGCGATCAGGAGGGCCGGATATTTTATCGCGTTAACTCGGTGAAAGACATTTGGAGAGAGCGATGATTGACCCTCGTGAAGTCAATGAGATGGCCCGTCTCAAGGCAATCCTTGAGGGCTGCCCCATGCCGGAAGCCTCCGAGGCGTCAGACGATCCCGTTGCCGCCCCCGCCATCCCGTCCGGGGAGGCAGACCTCTCGGCCAAGCCGGAAGTTGCGGCCATGAAGGCCATCCTTGAGCGGTTCACGGCGGCCACCGATGGCACGGCTATGGCGCTCGCCAGCCGGGCAAGCTACGACCGTGAACTGCGCGAGGCGTTGGTCACCGAGGAAACCGAGCAGGGCGCCCGGATCGGTCCGTGGGAAATCCGCGTCCGGGGCGAGGGCAACCGCAAGCTCTATGATGTCGGCCGCGTCGGTGAAAGCGAGCGTATCGCCGCCGACCTCACGCTCTACGAGGCCGCGCATGGCCTCGCCCGCATCCTCAATGAGGGCGGACAGGTCAATTCGAAGGCTGCATTGGACCTGCTGGCCGCCGAGCAGGATTATGCCTCCGCCCTTGGCGACGCGATCCATTTCAAGCGCCTGATGACGCGGAATCCCGACAGCCCGCGCTTTCCGATCTATGAGGACCGCTACGGCGCCGCGCAGCGGAAGGCCATCGCCGCCCGCAACCGGGTTTTCAAGCTCGCCGGGTCCCGCTCCTACTGATCCCCTGCCGCCCACGGAGCAAGGTGATGACCACCATCACCCACCTCTGGACCTGTACCTGCGGGACCGAGAGCGAATGCCGGGCCGAGGACCTCCGATACGGGGCGGTCTATCAGTGCCCCGGATGCAGGCAGGTGTTTGGCTGCCTTTATCCGCGTGACGGCGGGAAGGCGTGGGTGCGGATTTCCGAGGCGGATGTGCGCTTCCATCACCTGTTGCAAGAGCCGACCGGGGACTGACCTCACCGTCCGAGCGACCAGTCAAACGCCCAGCATAAATAGCTCTCGAACTTCCTATTTGGGGCAAGGGCATGACTGGTCGCCTATCGGCGAATGTGTTCACCAGAATCGACACGCTGCTCGACCTGATTGAGCGGCGTTTCGGCCTGCGCCTAGAGCCGGGTAACCGCGCTCATCTGCAAACCGTTTTCGAGCATTACCGCGACAAGCGCGAGGCGCTGCTGCGTGAGTACGGTGAAGCAGGGGCGCTGGCCCGCGAGGAATATGCCAAGGCGGTCCTGCTCAGCGAGGCGGCCCGACTGATGATCCTCCGCGAGATTGACCCCCGCCCGCGCAAGAGAAAGAAGAAGAACAAGGACATTTCCCGATGACCAAAAATCGCATGGCTCGACTGATCGAGTCCACGCTTGAGCGGTCCGAACTCGTACTGAATGCCAAGGCGATTGCCGACAAACTTCAGGATATGGCCGAGGACCTCGCCAAGGTGAAGGCCGACGACATCATGCCGATGCAGGACCACCTCAAGGACGCATTCGGCCCCTCCGCCGCCAACAGCTTCTCGCAGGTCACCTCCACGAAAATCGACGAACTCGTGCAGGCCATTCAGGGTGCCAAGGATGCCATTGGCAACGAGATCGCGCGCCTTGAGCGGGCCGTGAATGGCGGCGCCACCTCCGACATGGCGATGGACGGCGATGCGATGGACGCCGAGCCTCCCGCGCCAGAGGCCGATGCGGATGCGGAGGGCAACGAGCTTCCGGCGCCGCCCGGTGATGGCGATGTCGAACTGCCCGAGCCGGATATGGCTGGCAACGCCGAGGATGACGTACTGGGCGCGGCGCAGAACGCGGCCGGTCGCGCACGGAAGGAGAGCGCCCTGCCCCGTGGCAAGCGCCTGATCGAGCGCAACATCAAGGCGCTGCGCGAGTCCAAGAACCCGGACGCGCTGGTGCTGGGTACGTTCCGTAAGGCGCTGGCCGAGACCCGCGATGCTGCCAAGGCGCTCCGCCATACCGCCACCGCCTATGCCATCGACGCCGCCGATGTGGTGAGCATCGTGCGCGAGGCGAAAAAGGCGTGCCGCAAGAAGGTAACGGAGGCTCAGCCTCAGAAGCCGCTCAGCCCGGCCGATATGCGTGCCCGTGCGGAGGCCGAGCGGGCTACCCAGCAGGCGCAGAAGGCTGCACCGCAGGGCCGGAAGCAGCCGCAGGCCGGTGCGAAGCCCGCCACCCCTCCGGCTCCCCCGAAGCCCGCCGGACAGCCCTCCCAGCAAGGTCAGAAGGGTGTGCAGGCGGCGCCGGAGCAGGCTCCGGCCCCCAAGGGTCCGGTCGGTCGTGGGACGCCCCAGAAGGCGCCGCAGCCCGTGGCCGAAAGCAACGATGCCGAGGCTCGGACCAAGGCGGAGTTGGAGAACGGCCTTGCAGGCTGGGTGAAGGACTATCAGGCGCAGCGCAAGGCTGGGAACGTCAAAGGAGCCAAAGAGACCAAGAAGAAGATCGACGGGGTGATCGCCTCGAAGAAGCTCGTGGCCTCGATGGTATGGGGCAAGGCCCCCGAGGCGAAGGAGTAAGGGGGCGCGAGCCCCCTCCCCGGCCATGCTCCTTTGGGAACTCTTTCAAGACGGTCTGGATGTAAAGGGCAGCCTGCTACAGGCTGCCCTCGACATCCTCACGCCGATGATCGCCCACAAGCTGCCCTTCGTGACGGTGCAGCAGATGGTGGACGAGCTTCGCCATACCCGCCCCGGCATCGTGGTTGACCGGGCGCTGGTGCTCGACCTGCTCGATCCGTCTCGGATCAAGGCCGTCTCGAAGATCGAGGGCGACCGCATCTACCTGACCCCGACCGAGGGCAAGGGAGTGGAGCGGGAGACCAGCGACAAGCAGGCCGAAACCGAGATCGAGCGGATTAAGGACAAGGCCCGCAAGCAGGCCAAGAAAGAAATTCAGGACAAACCGTGACGCACGACCTCCGGAGTCTGATTGATCTAGTCGAAGCGGTCACCCGCCGCACAATGGCACACAAATCTCTCGACCTAGTCACTGTCGAGGACGTGGTGCGCGCCTATGTGGAGGTCGATGACCTACGCGACGTGCTGGAAGGCCATTGGGACCAAATCGACTGGGGCGAGGACGAACATGGCGAGCCGCTTGATCCGCAACTGCCCCAGACCTTCGAGGAGCTTACGGACCATCAGGTTGCCATGGTCGCGGAGTATCTTGGGCCACTGATCACCTATGCCCGGCGCGCACTTGCAGAGGCGTCCAAATTAGACGTGATTCCGATCACCCGGCGGCTCACGAAAACGGCCGACCTAGCGAGACCACTCGGGGTGCATTGGTCCTATGGCGCCGAGCCCAACCCACACACCGCCCATCGCGGCGGCCACATTCTCTACGCTCAGGTTCGTAATGAGAATGTGGATTGGACCACCTCTCTCGCCCGTGCTATGTTCTGGTGGGAGGAGGAGCGCGAGATCACACACGTGGCCGGGTCGCCCATTAACATCCTGCGCCTCGATTTCGCGCCCGGAACTCAGCGCCCGGCCTGATATGCGGCACCTTGCGTATTACATCGCGTTGGTCGAGCGGGCGTTGTCTGGCTCGACCATCCCGGTACCGCCCGGTGCCGATCTTCACGCCCTGACGCGGGGCATGGACCTCTCCTCTTTCGACGCCTTCATGGCGTCCATCAAGAAGGTCCCGCGTGATCAGGTCAAAGACCTGAACGACGTGATGCAGGCCGTTATCGCGGCCTCCCACCGGCCCGGCCCCGGCTACATCGAACTCTACCACGGAACCCCGCACGAGGTCGCCGACCTCATCCAGAAGGACGGCTTCCGACTGACCAAGGGACAGCGCAGCCTCGGCTTCTTGGGCGCGACCTACAGCGTGGACAATCAGGGCATCTTTCTCACCGATTCGAAGCCGTTGGCGCACTACTTCGGCGCGAACCGTGCAGATGGCAGCGCCAACTACCGACTCCTGACCTGTTACGTGGACGCCACTCATATCCTCGACGCCGCCAGCCCACCGCGTGATATCGTCCGCCTCGGTCTCGACCTGCTTGCCCGTGACGGCCAGAAATACACTCGCATTCCCATCCATCGCTGGTGGTGGCTGCTGGACCGCCCGGAATTCGTCGATGCTCTCAAGGCGCGCGGCTACACGGGCGTGCGCTTCAAAGAGGATACCGCCACCCGGCGAGCCGCCGGAACCATGGACGGCCACACCTATTTCGTGTTCGACCCGGCCTCCATCATCATCAAGGGCCGGGACGGCATCAACACGGTCAAGGATTTCTACGACTGGCTGATCAAGGCCCTTCGATCCTGAACGCATGAAAGGCCGGGTTCAGCCAGCCACCAGAAAATAATCGTGGTCAGCCGGATTTCTTCGGTTTGCGCGAACAGGCTTGGCCTGACGGCTCCAACGTGGTTAGGATAGGCCGATTTCAGCCCTACCGGATTTCAGAATGCTGTTGAAAAGACTGTACCCATACCGCGAGATCGAGCGAGTGACGCTCGACGATGGCACCCGCTATTACGTCTGCCCCGATACAGGCGCCCATCTCACCTCCGTCACCACCATCCTCTCCGCCACGGAGGACAAGACCAAGCTCCTTGAATGGGAGGCCCGCGTAGGCGCGAAAAAGGCGCAGGATGCGCGCGACGAGGCCACCGGGCTCGGCTCGCTGATGCATGAACATCTCGAAAAGCACATCATGGGCATCGACCGGCCGAGGGGCAACAATCTCGTCCGCCAGATGGCGCAGCGCATGGCGGATACCATCATCGCACGCGGCCTGTGCGATGTGGACGAGGTCTGGGGTGTCGAGGTGGCACTGCATTTCCCCGAACTCTATGCGGGCACCACCGACTTGGTGGGCGTCTATAAGGGCAAGCCCGCGATCATGGATTTCAAGACGGCGAAGAAGATCAAGAAGAAGGCGGACATCCCGAATTACTTCTGCCAACTCGCGGCCTACGCGCTGGCGCACAACCTGCTGTTCGATACCAACATCCAGACCGGTGTCATCTTCATGGTGTCCCGCGACTGCGAGTTCGTGCAGTACGTGATCGAAGGCGTCGAGTTCGACGACTACTGCGGGCAGTGGCATGACCGCGTCGTCAGCTTCCACCAGAAAATGGCGGCATAAATACGCAGCAATCCAAGAGAGTGGTAAGCCGGTCATGGCGCAGATTCACATCAGCAAGATTCAGCTTCGACGCGGACCAGAGCGCGATCTGCCCGGCGCGCCCACCTCGACCAGCCCGCTTGAGTTCTCGCCCGGCCTCGACATCGGCGAAATCGCCTTCACGACCGATACCGGCCGGGTGTTCATCGGCCATGATCCACAGGAAGGTGACGCCAATTTCAAGCGCGCGACCTTTCCCTACCAGAACATCGAGGTCCTGACCGAGAATTCGACGCTGCTGCTGCGCCGGGCATTCGACGGCTACAACCGCATCGTGGAAACGGCCTTCATGACCACGAATGCGCTCATCAACACCGACCCCCATGACGACACCGACTGGCGCACGTTGACCTTGGCCGAGGAGAACGGCGTCGGCGAGGTGCCCTTCAAGATCGCGCTGGTCGGCGTGCTGACCAGCGCACAGGTCACGTATTTCCTGTTCGATGGCAATACGCCGATCCGCACCGGCCGCCTTACCGTGCTGCATCCCGGCGGGGCGAGCACCCCGCTGCTGACCGACGAGGCCACGATGCTGCGGCGCGTGGACCTCGGCAATGCGGATGATCCCACCGACGCGACATCGGCATATGGCGACATTGCCTTCCGTGCCCGTGTCGTGGCCGATGGCGGTGCCCAGACCGTCGTCATCCAGTATCGCAACCTGCTGCCGATCAATCCCATCATGTGCTTCCGCGTCGAGCGTGCCAGCCCGAACAATGTCGCCTACACGCCTCTGAACTACGCTCGTGCGCCCGCGCGGGCACCCGAGAACGACACCGACAACGGGGCTGTCACCAACACGCTGTTTGTCAGCGGCGCCGACACGGTGATCGACTCCTTTGGCGACAATAACCTGATCAGTGCGTCCGCCAAGTACGTTATCACCGTCTATGGTGGGCAGCACGGGACGCAGGTCAGCGAATTGCTGCTCGTGACCGACGGGACCAATGCGCACCTGACCGAGTACGGTTTCCTCACGACCGGCGGCAACGAACTCGCGACCTTCTCGGTCAGCGCCGTCAGCGGAACCGTCACGCTGCGAGCGACCGCCACCATTGGGCCGGTCTCCGTGACCGTCGCCCGCACCGAGTTGCAGACCACCGTGACCGCCTGACGGCTCATCGCGGGAGCCATGCCATGATCAATCCCTTTCTCCTGTCGCCAGCCGAGAGGCTGAACGACTGGAAGGCGTTCCGCCGCGCCCTGCCGGACATGACGGAGGCCGAGCAACTGGACGCGGTGGCCGCGTATTGGGCCAAGGCTCCGCTGGTAAAGCTCGCCTACGATTCCGAGGCGCCGGACACGTGGCCGACGATCTGGGAGATGATCCATGCCGGGCAGTGGTGCCGCCAGTCGGTCGCCATCGGGATGGCCGAGACCCTCCGTCTGTCCGGCTGGGACCCGAAACGGATGACGCTTCGGGTGTTCATCGACCGGGCGGCGCAGGAATCCGGTCTGGTTCTCCGCATTGACACGGTGTGGGCATTGAACTACCATTACGGCGTAGTCGTACCCTATCCCCCGACCGCGAATGTCGTGCTCCGCGAATGGCAGTGGTCGGGCCGTGGATACACCGGCATCGGCGACTGATCCGCCGCGAATTTGTAACAGAACGGATATTTGAGTCATTATGACCAATTACCACACTATCCCGGCTGCCAATCGCTATCGCAAAATGTGGGAAGCATTGTACGCGGACGGGGTGGCCCGCACCGCGCCCCCGGCGGAGATCGTCGAGGCAATGCGGCGCGATTACCCCGATCAGACCGGGGAGCCTATTGGGTTGGTTCTTTGCCCGTTCACATGGGATGCAGTTATTGCATAGCGCATCTGACGATGCGTCCTGTGGCCTGACCAATCTTCATAAATCTGTTTCCAAAACTTGAAGCCATTTCAGAGGGCATTTGATGCAGGTTCGTAAGCGATCCGGCGCGCTTGAGCCGGTCGATCTGAACAAGATCGTAAACTCCATCACGCGCGTTTGCGCCGATCTCCCCAACGTCGATCCGTATCGCATCGCCAGCAAGACCGTCGGCGGTCTGGTGGACGGTGTCAGCACGCGCGAGCTTGACCTGCTGTCCATCCGGACGGCGGCGGGCCTGATCATCGAGGACCCGGTCTACAGCAAGGTTGCGGCGCGCATCCTCGCCGAGGTGATCCAGAAGGAGGTTCGCGGGCTGGACATTCAGTCCTTCTCTCAGTGCATCCAGACCGGGTTCGATCAGGGCCTCATCAGCGCGCAGACCCATGCCCTCGTCATGAAGAACCGTCGCAAGCTCGACGCGGCGATCCGCCATGAGCGTGACTGGCTGTTCGAGTACCACGGCATCCAGACGGTCTATGACCGCTACCTGCTCAAGCATCCGACCGTGACGGTCTCCGGCCAGCAGCGCGCCGTCATCGAGACGCCACAGTACTTCTTCATGCGTGTCGCCTGCGGTCTGGCAGACACGGCGGCGGAGGCCATCGAACTCTACACGCTGCTCTCCTCGCTGGAATACATGACCTCGACGCCGACGCTGTTCAATTCGGGCACGCGACACTCGCAAATGTCGTCCTGCTACCTCCTCGATTCCCCCATCGACAGCCTCGACGACATCTACAAGCGGTATGGCGATATGGCGGCCCTGTCGAAGTATGCGGGCGGCATCGGTGTATCGGCGGCGCGCATTCGTGGAAAGGGCGCCCTGATCCGTGGTACCAACGGCAAGAGCAATGGCATCGTGCCGTGGCTGCACACCATGTCGGGTTCCGTGGCTGCCGTGAATCAGGGCGGCAAGCGCAAGGGCGCGGCCTGCGTGTATCTGCCGACGTGGCATCCGGACATCATGGAGTTCCTTGAGCTTCGCGACAATGCGGGCGAGAAAGAGCGGCGCGCCTACAACCTCAACTTGGCGAACTGGGTGCCCGACCTGTTCATGGAGCGGGTGAAGGCGGACGCCATGTGGTCGCTGATCGATCCCACCGTCGCTCCCGACCTGCCCGACCTCTACGGTGACGCCTTCGTTGCGCGTTACACGCAGCTTGAGGCCGAAGGCAAGTTCGTCGAGCAGCTTCCCGCCCGCAAGATTTACGCGCGCATGATGCGGACTCTGGCGGAGACCGGCAATGGCTGGATGTGCTTCGCCGACACCTGCAACCGTCGCGGCAATCAGGTCGGCGAGGGCGGCACGATCAAGCTGTCGAACCTCTGCACCGAAATCCTTGAGGTGGTGTCGTGCGGCCGTAAGCACCTGATGACCCGCGAGGAGATGATGGCGACCACGGCCGCCGATCTCGTGGAGAAGAACATCCGCGTCACAGGATTCAACGTCGCGCAGGATGCCTTCGAGGTGATCACCGGCATGGAGACGGCCGTCTGCAACCTCGGCTCGATCAACATCGGGCGCGGCTACATCAAGAACGGCAAGCTCGACAAGGAGAAGCTCCGGAAGAATACAGCGACGGCCGTCAAATTTCTCGACCGCGTGATCGACCGCAACTACTACCCGATCCATGAGGCCGCCGCTTCCAACAATCGCTGGCGTCCGGTGGGTCTGGGCCTGATGGGCTTCGCGGACTTCCTGTTCCAGCTTCGCCTCCCCTTTGAGAGCGACGAGGCGATCCGCCTGTCTGCGGAAATTCAGGAGGAAATCTACTATCAGGCGCTCAAGACATCCTGCGATCTTGCGAAGAAGTTCGGGCCGCATCGGGACTTCCACCTGACGCGCGCGGCGAAGGGCGATTTGCAGTTCGATCTTGCCGGTGTGACGCCATCCGACCCGGCGCGCTGGGACGCGCTGCGCAAGGAGATCATGGAGCACGGCCTGCGCAACAGCCTGCTGATCGCCATCGCGCCGACCGCCACGATTTCGCATATCTGCGGGGTCGAGGAGTGCGTCGAGCCGATCAAATCAAACTTGCTCAAGCGCGAGACGCTGTCGGGTGAGTTCATCGCCATCAACAAGTACCTCGTCGAGGACCTCAAGCGGATCGGCCGCTGGGATGCGGATACCATCAACCGCCTCAAGACGGACGAAGGTTCCATCGCCAACATCCCGAACCTCCCCGACGATATGCGCGCCCTGTACAAGACGGTGTGGGAGATGAGCATGAAGAAGCTCATCGGCCATGCGGTCGCACGCGGTGCCTTCATCGACCAATCCCAGTCACTCAACCTGTTCATCGACCTGAACAAGTACCCAGACGACAAGCGGATTGGCGTCCTCTCGTCGCTGTACATGTACGCATGGGAGCAGGGCATCAAGACGACCTACTACTTCCGCAGCCGGGCGGCTTCCCGCATCGAGCAGGTGACCACGCAGGTTGTCACTGCGAAGCCGATGGCGCCGGAAAACGCCGAAATCTGCGAATCCTGCACCTGACCTGACGGGACTGGCCGGGGCTTCCGGCCAATCCTTTGAGACCATGCGCACCATGCGGCCTCCGTGATCCCGCCGATCATGGAGGCCGCATCGGCATTGGAAGGGGCGCTTAAACTCCGTCCATATCCGTTCGCTAAATAAGAGCACCAGTTAATTCCTCGGTGCCATGACCTATCAAATCACCCACCGGGACGGCACCCTCGTTGCCAATGTTCCGGATAATACCCTTCTGGACGGCGTTGTCCCGATCACCCTCATCGGTCGCGGCTCGGTCAATTTCGGACCGGCCGTAAACCAGAACACGCTGTACCTGCTTGAGAATTTCGCAGGCATCGCACCGCCGGGCAATCCGGTCAGCGGTATGCTTTGGTTTGACACCAATTTCGACAGCCTCAAGCTGCGCACAACCAGTGGCGAGTGGCTGGAACTCCTCACCAACCGTTCCGAAATCAGCGGCTCCTTCAAGGTGACCAATGGCACCGACCGGGTGGAGTTGCACAGCGACGGCATCTTGACGCTGGTGCGGCTAGACGGTACCGCGCGGATCGAGTTCCTGCACGCACCCGACCGCGAGTTGGTAACGCTACAGCAAAGTGGCGGCGATCTCTCCGTCGGCGGCGGCACGTTGAAGATCGGCAACTATCCCGTCTGGCACGCCGGGAACTTCGATCCGTCCGACAAGCTCGACATTGAAGGCGGCACGATCACGGGCGACCTTACGGTCGAAGGCGACCTCATCGTCCAAAAGAAGCTGCGGGTCCAGTCCTTGGAACTGCAAGGAGACATCAGGGTCATCAACCCGACCGCCTGCGACTTCATCATCAAGAACGATGTCAACAACCTCAACCGGCAAGGTCCCTACTCCGGCGATCTCGGCACGGCCACGAACAAGTTCAACACCATCTATGCGACGACCTTCAACGGCACGGCCACGCAGGCGCTCTATGCCGACTTGGCGGAGCGATACGAGGTCGATCAGCCGTACCCGGTCGGCACGCTGGTGAAGATCGGCGGCGCCAAGGAGGTCACCCAGACGACCGGTCCGAATGACGGATGCCTCGGCGTCGTATCGGAGCGGCCCGCCTACCTGATGAATGCCGGAGCCGGGTCCGATATCACCCATCCGCCAATCTGCCTTGCTGGGCGGGTCCGCGTCCGCGTGACCGGCAAGGCGCGCAAGGGCGACCGGCTCGTGGTGAGCGACGTGCCGGGCGTGGCGACCTCGATTGGGAAGGACGCCGATCTCGCCGATAACGTGGAGGCGCTCTTTCGGATGGTGATTGGTTCGGTCGGCTGGTGCCTTGAGGACAAGGACGACGAGGACGAGGGGCTCGTTTTCGCCGTCATCGGAGCGAAGTAAGCCATGACCTTCGCCACGAACGGTCTCATCGAGGCCAGCGACTTCAACTCGCTCGTGGACACCTACCACGCCATCTTCCAACTGTCCGGCGGAATTGCATCCGAGGTCCAAAGGGTGAGCGCGGGGAGCGTCGTGACCGCCGCACACTGGTCTGCCCTGATCAATGCCATCGCGTCGCACGCCGCCATGGAAGGCCGTACGGTGTCGCTGCCGAATCTGAGCATGTTCGGGCAGGGCAAGCCCATCAAGCCCTTCACCATTGGCACCGTGTCGGCGATCCCGTCTCTGGAAATCATCGCCTCGCCGATGACGCTGTCCGCCGCGTGGCTCTCCTACACCGAGACCGCCAATATGGTGTTCCTGTCACCCGGCTACCCGGTGGTGCGCTTCCCTTCGCGGTTCGCCGTCATGCCAGCGACAGTCAACGTGGTGCAGCATACCAAGATCACGCGCCTTTGGTCGTCCACGGGCTTGCCGACGGGCGTGATCCAAGATCAAGCCAGCGCCGCCACGCCATATCATCTCAATGCCACCGGCTCCGCATATACCGCCGATTCGTCCAACAACCATCTCGGCGGCTCGGTGAGCTATACCCTCGGGACGGGGCATTACCGGGTCGAGGTGTATTTCGTCGCCAACGACCCCAGCGGCAGGTGGAGCGCCACATCGGGCACCGTCACCTTTGAATTCGAGATCGACGCCAGCATCCCGCCGCCGCCCGGCCCGGATGGCACGAACCCGGAGTACCTTACCGCATTTCGCATCACTTCGAACTCTTGGTCCGAGTTCGCCAATACTTACGGTATCTGGTTCCTCCCCTCACAGCAGGCAACGACACTCATTGGCACGGATGTTGGCCTGTCCGTTCCCGTCAACTTTCCCGTCTCGGGGGTCTACCGGATGGAATACCGGTATGACGACTGCATGAGGGTGGCAATCGACAACACGACGATCTTCGACGAGCAGCTTGGACCGCACCATGCGAATATCGACGTGGCATGGGAAGTGCCGAATCAGACCACGGGCAGCATCACCTTCTGGGTTGACGCCGGTACCCACTACCTCTCGGTGTTCGGGCGCAATGGCGACCTTGGTAATCCCGACCACACCTACGATTTCAACCTCAACCCGGCTTGCGTGGCGTTCGTCCTCTATGACCCGTCGGGCAATGTCATCGCCACCTCCACCCAGTGGGCCGATAGCGGCCTCACGCAGGCGCGGTGTCCGCAAGGGTACATCTGTCGCACGCTGCCCAACGGCAATCAGGTCTGTGTCCCGCTCTGACCGGAAAGCGCGCGCTGAGGATGGCTAAATAACACCACACTGAACGCGATTGTCGCCATGACCTACAGAATCGAGCGCCGCGACGGCGGCTTCATTGCGAATGTAAACGAGCGGACGCTTGTCCGGGGCGCGGTACCCCTCACGCTGATCGGCCGTGGCGCGCTCGATTTCGGCGAGGCGATGAACGAGAACTTCATCAACCTGCTCGAAAACTTCGCGCACAGAAGCCCGCCGGACGCCGCGCTGCGGGGGATGCTCTGGTACGACACCTCGACCGAACAGATCAAGGTGCTCGGCTCCAACGGTCAGTGGAAGCAGATGGCATATGCCGCCAACTCCGTGTCGCTCGACGGCGACACGATGACGGGCGATCTCAAGATCATCAATACCACGAACAATACGTGGAGCAACATCGGAGCGGACGGCATCATCACTCTTGCCCGTCCCGACCACAAGGCGCGCATTAACTTTGCCGATCCCGATGGCACGATTTTGGTGTCGTTCGCGCAGGACGGCCCGGACCTCCATGTGTACGGAGGCGGCACGCTCAAAATCGACGATAATGCGGTCTGGCACGAGGGCAACTTCGATCCCAACAGCAAGCTCGATGTTGCGGGCGGCGAGATCACGGGCGATCTTACGGTCGATGGTGACCTCACCGTTCTGGGCAAGCTTACGGCCAGCATGGGCGAGATCACGGGCGATCTCACGGTCGGTGGCACGCTGTTCACGAAGGCCCTCAAGGTCGATGGCAAGGATGTCTGGACCACCGATAATTTCACTCCGGGCGACTACCTGCCAATCAGCGGTGGTACCGTCACGGGTTCACTGGTCGCAAATGCCGGGCTGACGGTTCGCAACGGCGAATTGGTTGCGTCCGCGACCCCCGCGAATGGCGGCCAGTTGCGCCTCATCGGCGGTAACCGTGCGGTGATCCAGCGCAATGACGGGTCCACGTTCCAACTGCTGCTGACCAACAGTGGTCAGCAGAACGGTGGCGCGAATAACCTGCGGCCCTTCACGATTGATCTGCCGACGGGCAACGTGACGGTCGGTACGTCACTCACCGTCAATGGCAGCATGACGGTCAATACCGGACCCGTCGGCATTGTTTCCGATGTCGATCCGACCCTGTTCATCTACAAGCCGTCTGCCAACTGGTGCGCCGGGCTGCTCATGAACAGCGGTAACAAGTTCGGCGTCGCCACGCTCGACGGCACCGGTCATTGGCAGTCTTGGTCCCGCATTCTCATGGAGCTTGATAGTGCCGCGAACCTCGTGGTTCAAGGCGACATCACGGCTGCCTCGGATGCGCGCCTCAAGAGCGATGTCAGGACCATTGAGAATGCGCTGGAACTGGTTGAGCAGTTGCGCGGCGTCCGGTTCTCGCGTGACGGCAAGGAGGGCGTCGGCGTCATCGCTCAAGAAGTGCAGAAGGTCGTGCCCGAGGTGGTGCATGACAACGACGGCGGCATGATGTCGGTCGCCTACGGCAACCTCGTGGGCGTGCTGATCGAGGCGGTAAAGGAGCTTTCGGCGCGTGTCGCCAAGTTGGAGGGCCGGGCATGACCATCAAGTCCTCCGGTCCACTTTCGCTCCTTGGCGATATTCGCGGGGAGTTCGGCGGGAACCTGCCGGTCAGTCTGAAACAGTATTATCGCGGCGGCGGGCGCGTGCCGGACTCCTCGGTGAACCAGCGTATTCCGACCAGCGGTCCGATCAGGTTCTCGGATTTCTACGGGGCGCGCAGGTCCTTCGCGATCACCTACGCGATTGGCGATACGTTCAACTTCGACCTCTACAACGATCTCCGCGACTATCGCGGCTGGGATACCGTCACCCCGCTCGACATGACGATCATCGTAGGCGGGACCGTTGGCTCCGCCAGCCCCGAAGCGCCAGCCTTCGTAGTCCCGCCCTATTTCCCGAACGGCAGCATCATCCGCCTGCGTGTGGACGGCGCCATCATCGGTGCCGGTGGTCGCGGCGGTAATGCCGGGGCGGGACGCTCTGGCAGTCTCAGTAACGGCGGCGCCGGACAGGATGGGGGCACGGGTCTCTACGTGCGCTTTCCGATCATCCTCATGGGCGGCGGAATGATCGCCGGAGGCGGTGGCGGTGGTGGCGGTGGCGGTGGCGCCACCTGTCCCGAGTGCTACGACGATCCCGGTGCGCCGGGTGGCGGAGGAGCCGGTGTGAACGGCGGTGCCCCCGGTACCGCATCCGGGAAATTCCAGAACGCCAATCCGGGCAGCCGGGAGTTCGGCGGCAGTGGCGGCGTTGTCCAACCAAACAACTCCAAGGAGTGGAATCAGGGCGGCAATGGCGGCGCTGGCGGCAATCTGGGACAGGACGGCCAGCCGGGTGCCAATGGCGGCGCGGTAGGCGGCGCTGGCGGCCGGGGCGGCTTCGCCATTGATGGCGAGGGGGCATACGTGACCTATGGCTGACGGTCTCGATATTCGCCGCCCCTGCCCGCCGCTCAGCCTCAGCAATGCCGATGGCGACATGCCGGGCGGCGGGACGCTGACGACGACCGCCCGCATGGACGGTACCGCGCCCTACCAGACGGAGGTCACGCGCATCGGAGGTGGCGGCATTACCGCGAGCCTCAATGAGGCGGGGGAACCCGTGTTCACCTCGACCGGCGAGGATGGCGACGTGTTCGTTGCGAGCTTCACCGTGCTCTCGACCGACAGTTCCACGCCGCGCCGGACCGTCAATGCCTATCGCTTCACCGTCACCCACAGCTATTGACCCGATGTCCACCGAAACCCCTTTCCGCACGCCCAACGGGCTTCGCGGCGCCACGATCACCCTCCCGAAAGGCGAGACGCATTCGGCGGCGGCCGGGCCGACCGCCCGCCTGCTGATCGTGACCGGTGGCACCCTGACCCTCACGCGCTCCGGCACCAAGACCAGCACGAGCCTCGCGGCAGGCGACGCGCTGACGATCCCGGCCGGAAAATCATTCTCGCTGGTGGCGGGCGAGGATGCCGCCCTGATCCTGTTCTGAGGCTGCCATTGCCATGACCATCGAGACCACCCCCATCAAGGCCAAGGGCGTCATCGAGGGCGACCTCCATGACTTCGACGAGGCGGGCGAGGTGCTCACCAGCGACCGCATCGCCCAGCGCCCCGCCCACACGATCTTCGCGGCGCTTGGAACCTTCGAGGTCACATATGAGGGCAAGACCATCACCCTGCGGCAGGGCGACCGTTTCGATTTCCCCTCCATGGCCTCCTACACGGTGACGGCCACCAACCTCGGCCCGTTCACGCCGACGATGCGCAAGACGTGGGTCAAGACCGCCTCCAACATCGTCCCGCCCGAGCCCGGCGTGCTGTCGGATTGGACCCCTCCCCCGCCACCGGACGCGCCGGAACGCGGCGCCAGACTGATCGTGCTCCGACGCGTCCCGACGCCCGGCTGAGCCTTCCCTGAGGACGGAGAAAAAGCCGTCAGGCCGAACGTGGTTTTGCTTGTGCTGGCGACCTCGGATGCGCTATATCTGGTATACCGATAGCCGCTCTACGCGGCAGGGCTTGTGCATCGTTGTGATTTTTTGAACCGGATTTCAGGAGTCCATTTTTCATCATGTCGTCTACCAAGCATACCCTGCTCACGCCGGGCTTCGACCTCACGCTTCGCCCGATGAAGTACCCGGCCTTCTTCGATGCCTTCGTGAATGCGCAGGCCAATAACTGGTCCGTTCAGGAAATCTCCTTCGCCACCGACCTCGTCGATCTGCGCGAGAAGCTGACCGAAGCCGAGAAGCACGTCGTGTCGCGCATCGTCGCTTTCTTCGCGACCGGCGACTCCATCGTCGGTAACAACGCCGCGCTCACCCTCTACAAGCACGTCAACAGCCCTGAGGCGCGCCTCTACTATTCCCGCCAGATTTTCGAGGAGGCGTTGCACGTCCAATTCTACCTCACCCTGCTCGACAACTACATCCCCGATCCCGACGAGCGGAAGGCGATGTTCGATGCCATCAACAACATCCCGAGCATCAAGAAGAAGGCGGATTTCTGCTTCAAGTGGATGGATGCGATGAACGACATCGACGTGCTCGATACCGTCGAGAAGAAGCGCACCTTCCTGATGAACCTGATCACCTTCGCGGCGGCGGTCGAGGGGCTGTTCTTCTTCGCGGCCTTTGCCTACGTCTACTACCTGCGGGATCGCGGCCTGCTGCATGGCCTCGGCAGTGGCACCAACTGGGTGTTCCGCGACGAATCGTGGCACATGCGCTTCGCGTTCAGCGTGATCGATGCGGTGCGCCGCGAGGAGCCGGAACTGTGGGATGACCAGATGGACGAGCGGGTGAAGCAGATGCTCGCCGAGGCCATCGACTGCGAGATGCAGTTTGCCGAGGACACGCTGTCCCTCGGTGTGGTTGGCCTGACCAAGGAGGACATGCGCGAGTACCTCTGCTACACCGCCGACAACCACATGCGCCGCCTCGGCATCGAGCCGGTATACAATGCGAAGTGCCCGTTCGACTTCATGCTCAAGCAGGACGTGCAATCGCTCGCGAACTTCTTCGAGCGGACCCCGGCCGAATACGCGGTTGGCATCGGCGGCGACGTGGCGCTGGACGTGGACGACTTCTGATCGGGTCGCGGAGCTACGGCTTTCGAGCAAACGGATTGCCGCAGATGGCAAGAACAGGGGGCGCGAGCCCCCTGTTCTCTTTTCGGGACATTTTGGTCCTTGCGTCTCGCGCGCTTGTGTGGCCATCTGCGCTGTGGATGGGTTTCCGACCGTCCCAGATTCCATACACAACACATGTCATTGAAGCACATCTGGTGCTGCGCGGAAATGGTTTGGACTCTGTACGGGCTGGTTACGGGCGCGAATGGTGAAGATTAGCGACAGGCTCAGCCGTTGGGAGAGTGATGGTTGGGTCGCGACAAGAACCAATGGCGGCCATATTCGCCTTGAGCACCCCAAGGCAAAAGGTGTGGTTCACACTGCATCAACGCCGTCGGACTGGCGCGCACTGCGGAACACCGAGGCGCAGATGCGGCGCATTCTCCGCGAATCGGGCGCACTACCGCAAGCAGAGCAGCCGGTCAGACCGAGTGACGACGGCCACCAAGACCGACGACGCCCTCGTCCACCTTCATCGCGCCGCCACGACGATTCCTTCGATCTGTACGCCTTCTGGTATCAGGAAAGAACCGCCGCCCTTTCCGACCCCGACTACGCCGCGCGCCACGACATCTTCATCCGCCGACGGCGGCGCCCCAAGAGCGGCATTCGAGCCCAAGACCCCCGAATCCACCTGCACGCGTTTCGCTTGGCCGCTCTGCGCCTGCTGAATGGCGGCTATGACTGGGGCATGGTCCGGCGCCTCAAGCTGCGGTTCCGCCGGAACAGCCAGTATCGCGACCAGTGTGTGGCGCGGTTTCTCGAAAGCGTTCCGGAGGTCATCCAGCATCTCCGCAATCGGCTGCGAAGCGGCGCGATGCGGCGGGCGCGCGAGCGGCGGTTCGCCCCGGTGACGGGCGCCGATATGCCAGCGCCGACGCGCCCTGTTGCGCCGCGTCCGGCCGTCAGGATCGAGGCCCCGCGCCCGGCCAAGGCGGAGACGGTCACGGCACCTTCGGGCGAGCCTCCTGTATCGGAGACCCCCGAAGCGCCCCCTCAGGCGCCCGCACCGGACCGCCGTGGCGGCTCGCGCAAGGTCAAGGTCACGCTCCCCACCAAGCCGATCATGGAGCCCCGGCAGCCGCGTGGAAGGCGGAAGCAGGCCAGAATGGCAGAGACCTCCCCCGAGGAGTGGGCCGCCGATCTCATCGGACGCCTCCACGAGCCGTCCGTGGCGGATGACGACTGCCAGAACTGCTACGGATGCGGCCTGTCGGTCGGCAAGGAGCGCGACCGGCTGGGACTGCGCTACTGCGCCCGATGCGAATGAGGGTGCCCGACTAGGCTACTCGATCACCGGATCGATGATGACGACGGTGCCGTCGCGGGACATGATATTGTCCTCATGGATGTCGAACAGGCACCCGCCATCCTCGAACAGGTCCACGATCTCGCGCACGGTGCGCGCCAAGGCGGGGTAGCGCCGGGCAAAGGCTTCGGCGTCGCCTTGCAGCTTCGCAGGCGGCATGTAGCCCCTGAACGTCAGGAAATCCTTGTAGGTATTGATCAGGCGCGCCCATGTCGTGGCGACCGCATCGGGGAGCGGCACCAGCCGTTCCATAAAGACCACGCCGCCGTCCTGCGGCAGCGGGAACACACGGCTGATCTTGGGCAGGTGGGGGTTGCCACGGTGGTCGCGGCAGTACGCGGCGAACCGGGCATAGCAGGGATCGCGGTGGAAAACCTTCACCACGGCGCGGGATTCATCGGACCAGACCGAACCGTAGGAGCCGCTGCCGATCTGCCGAAAACCGTGCCGGGTGAGCCATTCCGCGACCGCCTCATGCCCGGACCAGTTGGTCCGGGTGAGTTCCTTGGCCGTGGATGGCCGCAGTTCGTCCAGACGGAGAATTTCATGCGCGTACATGCGCGTATTTAGTGGTGGGCCGGGATCAGCCCCGTCGGATCGCGTCCCTGATCTGCGCCTGCCGCTGTTGTTCGGTCAGACTCTCCCACCAGTCGTACCGGGCGTTGTGCTCGTCCAACTCCTGCTGGCCCTGCTCGCAGCAGGGTTCGCAGTAGCCTTCGAACAGACGTTCGGTCTCCTCGCCGCAGCGCGGACAGTAGAACATCACGCCGCCTGCTGGGTCATTGCAGCGGCCCATTCCGCCTGCCGCCGCGCGTCCTTGATGGCCTCGGCCGCCTCGTAGGCGGCGATCTCGTCCTCGGTCATGGCACGGGCCTCGGCCTTCTCCATACCGGCGCGGAGGGTCCGCAGGCATTCGTCCACGTAGCGCGCGGTCGGAGCCTTCTGCTGGCCGAGGAAGGTATGGAAGTTCCATTTGCCCGAGAACGGGTTGCAGCCGCGCATCGGATCAGCGGCCCCGAACCCATTGCCCACCAGCGCGGCACCGGCCTTCGGGTCCTCGAAGCAGGTATGGGTCCAGTCATCATAGACCACGACCATGAGGGGACCGGCATCGGTCATCAGGACGTACTCGGCGTGCGGACCGGAAGCTCCGTTCTCCGTGCCCTTCCATCGCCCACCGAACTCCTCGACGATGGCACAAGCGCCCTCGAAATAGCGCGCCCGCAATTCGCGCTCGATCCTGCGCATCCGCCGGACAGCCATTGTGCGATCCTCCTTTCGAGAGGGAGGATCGCACAAAATTCGGTTCCGTCAACCGATTTTATAGCGTCCACGTTGCCCTTCGAATGAAATTGGCTTCGAGGGGCCGGATGCGCTATAATTGCGTCATTCTAGGAGCCATTTCAGAATGCTTATTGAGAAGAACAATGCGCCCGCTCTGGGCGATGTCTGCACCTTCAAACTGGTCAGCGGCGAGGAGATCGTCGGCAAGTTGCACGCCATCTCGGCCGATGTGGTGGCGGTGACCCGTCCCGTCGTGATCGGGGTGCAGATGGTCGGGCCGCAGCAGGCGCAGATCGGCTTCATGCCGTTCATGGCCTCGGCCGGGGAGGAAGGCCCGGTCAGCTTTCGCGTCGAGGCGATGCTGAACAAGCCCATCAAGACCCGACAGGACGTGGCCTCGAACTACATCCGGGCCACCACCGGTATCGAGATTCCCAACGCGCAGCAGGCCAGTAGCCTGCTGCGGGGCTGATGCGCGCGACCATACCGGGTTCCAATGGCTGATATCGTCGCCGCTTGTGCCGCCAACTGGCCCGAGCACCGCTCCGACTGCTCCGGCTTCTGCCGGGCGGTCGCAGCGGCTCTGTCGATCCCGCTGCGGGGCTTGGCGAACCAGATCGTCGATACCATCAGGAGTGGCAATGGCTGGACCGTGCTGCCAGATGGCGCCACGGCTGCCGCACAGGCACAGGCGGGCAAATTCGTCATTGCCGGGCTCAAGGGGTCGGAGCAGGCGCGGCCCAATGCGCACGGCCATGTCGTCGTCGTGGTGCCGGGCAGCCTCGCGGCAGGCAAATACCCGCACGCCTTCTGGGGGCAACTCGGCGGCGTGGGCAGGCAGAACGAGACCATCAACTACTCGTGGAGCCAGTCGGACCGCGACCGGGTCACCTATGCGGCTTATGACGCGGAACCGGTCGAGGCCGAGCCACCCCCGGAGAACCCGGACCCGACGGCGCCGGAGCCACCCTCCACCGCATCGGCCAACGAGGTTGTCACCACCTACAGCAACGGCCGCACCGTCCGGCCATCCAATGCGGTGACGGAATCGGCCGACGCGCCCACCACCGGGGAGTTCGACCCGGCCCCCTCCCCCAACGCCTCCGGCAAGCCCCTCGCCCGCCTTGGCGATCCCCTGACGGGAGGCGGACAGATCATCTCCGGGTCGGAGACCACCAGCGTGAACGACCTGCCGGTGGCGCGGCTGGGCGATCTGGTATTCTGCAAGCAGCACGGGCTTACCACCATCGTGGCCCTGTGCAGTCCGACCGTCAGCCATGGCGACAAGCAGGCCGCTCCCATGGGCGCCATCGCGGCGTGCGGTCACATCGTGATCGGCGGCTCACCCAACACATTCATCGACTGAACCATCATGAGCATCAACATTTCAGGCATCATCGCTTTTCCGACGAATCCGGGCACCTGCGGCGTCATGGGCCTGTTGCAGTCCGGCGGCGCATTCGCCACCACCGCCATCACGGGCGCAATGGCCCTCAAGGATCAGCTTTTGGGCTCCATCGAGCGCATCCAAGAGATTCCCGAGGCGATCCTGACCTCCCTGATGCTGGACGCGCAGTCCCTCATCATGCGTATCGAGGCCGTCGCCATGGGGGCGGTGTCGGCGCTGATCTCGCATTTGCAGACGCAGATTCAGAACCTTGTCAGCAATCTCAGTCTGGCCGTGTCCCACCTAGCTGCCCAAGTCGGCCTCGTGGGCGCGGGCTGCAACATGCCCTCGCAAGGCAATACTGGCGCGCCGGGGACCGACCCCTGTGCGGGTATGGGCAACTTTTTCGGGTCACTGATGGGCGGCGCACAGGGGTTCATCGACCAGATCACCAGCCAGATCAACGCGATGACCAGCACGATCCAGAACGTGGTGTCCGGCGTCCTGACGGACATGCAAGCCGCCTTGGGAGCGATCATGGGTGCGGTGGCGCAGATTGAAATGGTTGCCGCCAACATCACCACCATGATCGGAAACGAGGTTCAGGCATTGGCTACCGCGATGACCGAGATGCTGAACTTCGCGATGACCAACTCGCTGTTCAGCCTGTTCCAGAACCCTTGCGCCAAGCAGGTGCTCAACGCCGTCGGCACTCCGGAACTGCTCGGGCATCTCGGGGCATCGGGCTAATCGAACAGCTTCCTGCGGACCACGCGCACGCACTTCGCACCCTCGGGTGCGGGGTGCTCCGCGAAAGTGGTGTCATAGGTCTCGCGCGGGAACTGCACGCGGTATTCGGCGAGGAACTCGTCCACCAACTCCGGGTCGCCACGGACCTCGAAGATCACGTCGCGCGTCCGGAAATCCCAATTGAACTCCAGCCCCGTTTCGACCGCCAGCGGCGCGGTGCCGTCGAAGGAATACACGGCGGCACGAGCCGCCTGAGTATCCGCACAATCGGCCCATCGACCCTCAATCACCTCGCCGGTCCCGGCATTTTCGCGCAGCCACGCAAGCAGCCTCACCGCGAAGTCCTCGGTACCGGCGTCGGGTGCTGGGAAGAACTCGCTTAGGCTGACTGGCTCCGGGCTCTCGAAGCGCACGCCCCCATCAGCGCCAACCACGACCCAGAGATCAAGCACCGGGTCATAGACACTGTACTCCCGTGCTGCGACGCGGCCGATAATGACCTTCTCGGGCCGGAAGTCCATGTTCGAACCTCAGCTTTCCAGCGGGCTACGGACCTGCCTTCCGACCAATCGGCTGATCTTGCGCTCAAGGCTCCGGCTCAGCGCCAGCGTCGTGCGCTTTTCGTCCGGGTGGAGGTTCCGAAGGGGCGGGAAGTACGTCGTGCCCTCCAAAGCATCTGCGAGCACCACCATGAGCAATTCGTCATCGTTCGTGATGCGATGACCGCCGCGAAGCATGTCTGCCAGCTTGGCCTCACATGCCAGCAGCCGCTCCCGCGCAGTCTCCCATTCGGCTTCGGTGAGGTCGTCGTACTCCGGATCGTCGAGAAGTGCCTCGGTGATGCAGCCCGTGTCGAGGCGATGCAGGAGGACTTCCGCTTCTTGCTGCGTGAACTGCTCGCTGCGAGCCACAACAACCTCCATCATCTGCACTCAAGGCTATGAGCGCATCTTAGTGAGAATCCGGAAGTCGTCAACCTAATTATTTCGGTTCGGTCGCCTGCGACCACCTCCCGAAGAACGCCTTGACGGATTCGTCCCGCAGTTCACTCGCCAGCATATCCGTCTCGTGCTGGCAATCGCCTCGGTGCAGGACCGGACAGTCGTCACCGCAATTGCCCGAGAGGCCGACATTGTGGCAGGTGGCATCGGGCTCATCGAGCCCGGCCCACCACGGGCGTTCATCGTCGGCGCACATTGCCGGGTCTAGCCCACAACCTTGGCGGTGGCCTCGGGATCGATCACCCCTTGGCTGGTGGCGAGGTTCAAGGCGTCGGCGATCTTGGTCGCCCGCATCAGGGCCTCCTCCTCGGTCCGCATGTTGGCGACGGAGCAGTAGATGCGCCCATCACGGAGCACATCGCAGAACCAGAGGCCGGAACTGGTGATGGCGTGTCCTACCTTGAACATCGTCGTCTCCATCGTCCACGAGGTTGTTGCATGTGCATCCGGGTGGCGAGGCCCATCCTCCTCGGAGGATCGGACCCCGGCCACTATTTCGGCGATTTCAGAGCGGGCTTCGGTGGCCTGCTCCACCCGATGTCATAGTACCCGGCCAGCCAGCCCCCGCATCCCAATCGCTCCATTCGCCAACACGGGTCTGATAGGGATTACTGGCGCGGGGACGGTCGGCGGCACCCGCTCTCCGGCCTTCCTTGTAGGCATGGCTCTTGCGATCAACGAGATTCGCCATGGCGCTTGCACCTCATCATCGAAATCGCGTTATAGGAGCTACAACAACTCGAAATCGGTGCAAGCGGAGTTCCTCGGTTCAAACGTCCATGGCAACCGGGATGCTCATACCGCCAATCCAGTTCCAGTGCGAACGCGTTCCGCACGGATTTGGATCGCCTTGTTCAGCAGGTCCACGACATCAGAATCGACGCGGGCTGGGTCCTCGCACCAAATCAGAATTTCGGCATGTACCAGCATCATCATCGCGTCGCTCCTGATTGCAGGAGAATCGCGGCGATTTATTGCCAGTTGTATGGACTTCAGCATCTCGGCAGCAGTCTCCCACGCCATTTCCTTTTCCGGAATCAAGGCGGCGAATAGTCCGACGCCATCCGGGTTGATGACATGTGGGTTGCGCCGGGCTTCAAACTCCATGGCGCTGATCCGGCTTATCTCCTTCCGCCATTCCGGCGTACCGAATGGATAAGGGTTCGGAGGCGTCGAAAAGCGAGGAATACGTCGCCAACCGTTGGCGACGAGGGTCTCCTTTGCTCTTTCCAGACGGGCGATAATCGAGTCATTCATCGGGTCGGACGTTGGGGTGGCCATCGCTCTCTCGGTCATCATGGGAAATCCGCAAAAATCAGCCCTCGCTAGGAACCACCGGATCAGGCTTCGCGAAGATGGCACACTTCCATCCATCCGCAAAAGCGGAGAGGCCCTGATACCCATCCCCCGTACAGGAGGCACCGGATGAATTCGCGCGCGCAGAGTAGTTTCTGCGCTACGCGGGCAGCGGCCACGGTTTCCGGCACCGCCATCAGCGACTTCGCCGTACCAAGAAGGGCCACGACGACATCGGACGGGTCGTGCCCGGCGACCACGAGTTGATGCGTGTGGCTAATGGGCAAACCGGCCGACATTTGCATCTCCTTCATCCCAACGGTTTCCGGTACCGCGTCATGGGATGAACTTACCACAAACAAAAATCAGTGCAACCGATTTTTTTGGTTTGCCCGGCCCGCTCCAAGGGGTTATTTCTCGTTCAACAGTATGCCGAGTGCCTTGATCAATTCCGGCGATGGTTCAACGGAACGCCTTGGCTTCGGCGTGGCTGCAACTCGGCAAGCGTCTATCCCATAACAATCTGGACCATCCAAGAACCGACAACGACCAGACCACAGGAACTCTGCATGAAAAACAACCCACACCCTCGCGCAACTGATTTGGCTGTCCCCGACCGGCAGCCTGCGCCGCTCTCGCGCGATCTAGTCAAGGAGATCGCCATGGACATCGGCAAGGCCGTCGCCCATCATATCGAGACGATGTATCCGGCAGCCGTGGAGGCATCGACGCCCACCATGCTCGTGTCGGTCCGGAACGCAGTTTTCAACGAAATCATGGCTGCTCTCGACACCACCGACGAGGATGCCATCCGCGCTCGCCTCGCAGAACGGAAACGGCATCGGCGGAAGGTGAAAGCCATGCAGAAGGCCACACAATCCTGATTTTCGATAGCTCAATCCGAGGACTGCATAATGACCGCCCTGTCCGAAAATTCCTCAATCGATCTTATGCGCCTGCCTGCGCCGATGCAGGCAGCGGTCGAGGAGTTCAAGCGAGAGCACCCCGAATACGCGACCCCGGAGGGTGCCCGCGATAAGTGCGGTCGAGCTTCGGCGCAATTCTGCGATGTTCTGATGCGCCATGGCTACAGCAAGCGGGACGTGTACGCGGACGAGATCGCTGTAGTGAACGACACCGTACATCGAGTGGCGACCTGCGCGGGGTACTGGTTTGACTGGACGGCACGGCAGTTCGATCCAAACGCCCCATGGCCTGCCATCGGGCGAGACGATACGCCATGGACCTACGCGGATCACCTCCAAGGTCCGAGTGACAAAATGACCGACGCTTTCCGAGGTAAATGATCCCGGACCTATCAAGTTGACGCACTAGCTAAATAGGGGTAGTATCCACCCTATGAGCGGTTCCGCCTTGAGCCTGCGCGCCTTCAACGCCCTGTTTCCTGACGAGGACAGCGCCCGCGCATGGTTCGAGCGCGCCCGTTGGCCGCACGGCCCGGAGTGCCCATCCTGCGGCTCCGTGAACCGGGCACGTTGGATCGGCACCCGGCGCAAGTGGGCGTGCCGCGAATGCGACGGTCAGTTCACCGTCACGGCGGGCACACCCATGCACCGGACCCGTGTGCCCCTGCTGTCGTGGTTGCAGGCCATCTACCTGATCGTGGCGTCCTCGAAGGGCATCAGCGCCGTTAAGCTGGGCGAGATGCTAGGCGTGTCTTACCCGACCGCGTGGTTCATGGGCCACCGCATCCGCGTGATGATGACCGAGGCCAACCCGATCCTGACCGGTGTGATTGAGGTCGATGAGATGTATGCCGGGGCGCCGCCCCGGAAGCGGGCGAAGCCGTCCCGCGACCACGAGGACGACCCGCCGCCTCCGCCCAACACCAAGGGTCGCGGCACGAAGCGCCCGTTGGTTCTGGTGGCCGCAGAGCGGGGCGGCGACGTGGTGGCGAAGGTCATCCCGACGCACGGCAAGGAAGCCATCGCCTCGGCACTCGATGGCGTGCTGGACCCGCATCCAGTCCAAGTTGGCCGACCTCGAACAGCGGCTCGGCATCACGTCCACCGAGGTCAACCCGGCATACAGCAGCCAGACCTGCAATGCCTGCGGCTACGTGGACGCCCGAAATCGCCGCTCGCAGGGCAGGTTCTCCTGCCTGTGGTGCGGCCACACCAAGCACGCCGATCTCAATGCGGCGCCGAACATCGGGGAGCGCCGTGCGCTCCCTATCGGTTCGGTGTTCCAGAGGAAGGCGGCAGTCCTTGGGCATCTGGTGGCGGCTTTCACGGCCCGCCATCCCATGTCTGAGCGACGGCCGGGCCTTTCGAAGCTCGGCCGATCCGGGCAGCGGGGCCTGCCCGCCGACCCACGAACGACGAATCCCTACTTCGGTGGGGTGCCGTTTGCCGTGGTGAGGTCATCCGAGCGCCGCGAGGCGCCCGTGAAATCAGGGACGACACAAGCCCTAGTGGCTGCGTGATCTAACCTGATAGTGCCCAATCTCGTGGAGAGCGCGACGAAAAGCAACCTTGTCGATAGTCCCGCTTTTAAACGTTGGTTCGCCCGGTCGAACCGGGGCGGCGCCTCTCTCGACAGACCCGAGACCGCAGAGATAGCCACGCTTGTGGAAGCGTCCGGACGCCGAAGCGTCCAGCGCATGAGCCGGGAGGAACTGATCGATCTTTTGGTCGCTCACTACACCCAAGAGGGCCGTACCGAGGCCGAGGTCCGCGAACGGTGCGAGGGCAAGAGCGACGACGAGCTTCGGAGGTATGCATCGGCCATCGCTCACACGATGCCTGTCACAAATGGTGTCGCTGGTGCCCGATACTTCCTACACGTCACCGCCCGCAAGAACATTCGGTCCATCTTGAAGAAGGGGCTGGTACCCAACTATGGCGGCGGCAATTACCATGATGGTCGCTGGGACAGCCTTGAGGGCGTTTACGCCACCGACACGCCCAGTGTGATCGAGCGGCACATGGCAGCCCATGGTCTTTGGGGAAACGCCGCTCTCATTGTCATCGAGGTCCACGACGGAGCCGCGATACTGCCCGACGAGGACATGATCGACATGGCGTTGAAGAAGATCACGGGGGAGTATTTCGGCGGGAACTTCGCGGAGATTGCCGACGAGATCGCCGAGCGTTGTCCGACGCCTGACGCACCCGAGTGGCAGGAGATAGCCGACCGCTTTCACCAATGGGCCGGTGGCGGCGAGAAGGACCAAGCTCTCCTCGACGAACTCATGGCCTATTGGACCGACCATGCCGTCTATGGCTATGGCGACACCGATCATATGCGGTGGATGGAAATCAAGGATCAGGTGGTTCGCCACTATCCTCGCATGGTCCACCCGCATCTTGGGCACCAACACAGCATCCGGTTGCTGGGTCCAGTCGGCTTCGATGGTCCGGCTCGCATCGTCTGCATCATCGACATTCGTCCGTCAGGCGCCAAGGTGGTTTACGGCGCGGTCCCGTCGCCTGCGATGGGCATGGTCAATTCGATCATTTGACTGCGGCATCCGGATAAATAGTAGCACGCCGTCACCGAGGACCAACCCATGACTGCCCAAATGATGCGTGGCCTGATCAGGCTGGTCGAATCGCATACCTCTGACCAATGGATCACTGCGTCCGAAGATGAACTGCGGGAGTATGCGGCGCTTGTCCGGGGTGACAACGACGATGGCAGCCCGGCGTATTTCGATCCGGAGGAAGGATCATGGCGCTATGAGCCGGAGTTCCCGCTCTCGAAGTTCACACACATCATGTCCGCTGCCAAATGGCGAAAGTGGATCAAGGAGGAGATCGCGTCGTTCATAGGGCAATATGGGCACGACCGGGGCTACACCGACATGATGACGCAGGAGATCGTGGAACCCATCGTCATCTCCATCTACGAAGGACAAGTGCATGTCTGGGATGGCTTCCATCGGATCGGGATTTCATTCGCCAAGGGAGCCAAGACCATCAAGGCGGTGGTCGGAACTCCGCCAGAGACCTAAAAGCAGGATCACCTTTATGATCACCATGAGAGACCTGATCCGAATTGTCGAAGGCGCCAGATTGCACGAGCAATCCGAGTTCATCCCGGCTCTTTATCACGGTACCACCTCTCTCCATCACGCCTCGATTATGAGGGACGGTTTGATCCCACAGGTGGAGTCGAAAAGTCCGTTCCGTGGGAACAGTTCGTTCATCCCCGGCTGGACGGATCGAACGATTTACCTGACGGATTCTGTGACATTGGCGCTCCGCTACGCTGCCCAGCAAGCAAAAAGGCTGGGTGGGAAGCCGATCATCTATGATGTCGAAATCCGCGATCCATCGCTGCTGGTGGCCGATGACGACTTCATCCTAAACCGCGCTAAGGAGTTGGCAAGCGAGCAAGGGCTGTCCGCCGAGGAGGCATTGGAACTGGCGAAAAAGTCGCCTTGGCAGCAGTCGCTCGATTAGGACTACCACGCCGTTGGATATCAGGGCATCATCCCCCCCCGTCACAGATTTACGTTGCCGACCTCACCACATATCCTTGGGGCTGGGATCAGTATGAGAAGGCGGGTATCCCGCGATCCTGATTCCGGAAACCATCGACAGCCGGGAAGATAAATAGATCATCCACTGACTGAGGTCTGTCGCCGTGACCGCTTGCACCCTCCGACACTATATCAACCTCGTGGAGAGCGTCGGGGCATGGTCCGATTTCCCCATTCGATCTTTCGATGCGCTCTATCACGTCGGTTCCATGAATCGGCTGCGCAAGCAGAAGATCAGTTTCGAGGGAAGCGGTCTTTCGGTGTCGCTGCATCCCAACGTCTGGCGATACATCGACGGGGGTTGGGTCCACGGTGATCTGTGGAGACTGGTGAAGGACGGCAACCAGTTCGTGGACATCAATGCGATGACCCAGCAGAACCGAGAGGCGGTGATCGCATGGGCTGAGCAGAAAGGTTATCTGAGGCGGGCAAAGGTAGGCACGAATGGCGTCACCGGCCAATCAGCACTCTGGGACAGGCTCGGCGGCATGTTGCCTATGCCGGATCATGCCTTTGACCTTGCCTTGACGGTCTACCTTGAAGATGAGACCGGTATTGATGGTGTCTGGTGGGACGAACCTTTGGTGGTGGCGCCAAAGACGAAAGGCGGTTGGGCGCCGCGTGGTGTTATCTTCGTTAGCCGCCTGCCGCAGTGGAAGATTGAGCGGATTTCCGAAACCGAGGCACCCGATCTTGACCTCTTTTCTAAGAAGCGGCGTCGCTGACCGGAAGTAGGCCGCACACCAACCAAGGACTGCCCCATGACCACCATGAGAGACCTGATCCGCATCGTGGAGGGCCGGGCGCGCGTCCTCTGGCTGTACGACGATCCCGAGGCGATCCTGCCCTATATCGAGGATTGGGAACACCGGGAGGACCTCGGCGACGGTCTGTCGGGACCGTTCGATCTCGCCCATGTCAAAGCCGCGCAGACGGCGCTACAGGCCCTTGTGGGGAGCAGGCATAGCATCACTGTCTACCGCTCCATGGTGCTCTCTGAGCGCACCGTAGGTGCCTTGGCGGCCGGGGATTCCCTCGGCCAAAGCTGGACTGCCGAGCGGCGCCTTGCCCACCCCTACAACCATGATGGCCGGGCGCGCGTCCACTACGTCTTTGAGGCGGATGCGGGAGTGGATCAGGTGGACTGGCTCGCCACCATCGCCCTATGGGGCAATGGCGAGCAGGAGATCAGGATGCGGCCGGACGGGCATGTCGTGCTGCGCTCGGTGACCCTGACAACATTGGACGGCAGGGCCATCGAGCGCGTGCGGGAGGACCTCTCCGGGGAGAGCTTCCGGACCAGCGGTACGGTCTAACGCCTTTCGTCGAAGGGCGTGGGTTCGGCTAATCCCGGAGCATCTTCCGGACGGCTCGGCTGAGCCCGAACCCGGCCGCGACACCCAGCAGGCCGTCCACGAATTTGATCATCCCGTCCACGGGCGTCCGCTCGATACGAGGCTCCGCCACGGGCTCATACGCGGGCGTGTACACGGGCTGATACAAGGGGCTTTCGTCCATCGACACGTCATGCCGCAGGTATCCCCGGCCCTCGCCCAAGTTATGGAGCGCCGTTGTGATCTCGGACCCCGGCGCCAGCGTCAAAAGCCGCTGTAGGAGCCGGGTGGTCGCGTCCTGCCGCTCCTCAAAGCTGCACTCGGGCCATTCCCCGACCAGCTTGAGAATCGCCCACTCGCACCCATCCGGAAGCATCGCGCGGCAATGGTTCTCCATGCAGCCGAAGATCGACCGGCTCAGTTGCTCGGCCCACTTCCCGGTCTGGGTCTGGCGGTTCAGGAAAGCGTCGATGCCTTGATGTTCGGCGCCGACGATGCCCGTGGCCGCCCGCAGACCGCTCTTGGCATCGTTCGGTCCGGCGATGCAGGCCAGAGCCCAATTGCGGGTTTCATGGTGCAGCAGCAGGATGCGGAGCGCCGCAAGCAGCATGTAAACCCGCGTCTCGGCCCGTCCGAGCGGGGTCGGCACAGCTTCCAGCCGCGCAGGTTGCGCGGAATGCACCACCGGCAGACGGTCACCGGAAGGTCGCCGCGCGGGGCGCCGCGCTGGCTTCTTCGGGGCGGGCACCACCCACCGTCCGCCGTGATTCTCGAAAAACCGGAGGGCGTAAGCACGCGCCTCCTCCGGGTCATGCCGGTAATAGGAATTCGCGACACTCTGCGCCCGTGCCCAAAGTTTCTTGTGCTTGGGGTGTGGTTCCAGCGCCATGATCGCATCCTTCCTATTGTAGGCCATGACCCCGGTCCGGCCCACGACTCAACTCCTGATTGAATCAGCTTACAACAGAAAATGCCGTTGGCAACCGAATTATGCGGTTAGTCGATCCGGGGCAGGTAGCGTTCAAGCTTGGCGAGCTTCCGCGTCTTGGCATCCTCGATGCCTGCATAGGTCAGGCCGAGCCCGGTCTCCTCGACGACAAGCTGGACCACGGCCAGCAGATCGCCGATCTCCTGCTCAAGGCGCTTGGTGTTGGGAATATCCGGCTCGTCCGGGTGGGCGCTATCCGGACCGAAGCGATGAATCTTGCAGACCTCTTTGATGACCTCGGAGCACTCCTCCGAGAGGCAATCAAGGGTGTTGGCTGGGTTGCGCACGGAAAGGCTTTCTGAAAAGGGATTTCATGTCCTCATAGCACATCCCCTCACCCGCTTTCCATTTTCTCCCACTGATCGGCGTTCCGTAGGAATATGTCCTCGCAGACGCGGTGCCATTCCTCGGCGTCCCGATAGGGTTCGTCCATCCATTCGAGCACGGGCGGCTCATAGCCGTCCTGAAAACGCAACAACATCAGGGCGTGACGGGCGAGCTTGGTCGCGGTCAGCCGCTCCCCGACGCGCTCGATCAGGCCCATCTCGGCGAGGCGCCCGACCGCTTCGGCCGCATGGGGCGTAAGGCGCACCGGTTCGTCCCGGACAATGCGTTGCAGGATGGCCCATTCGTAAATGGTGAGCGCGATGGCGGCCCCCGGTGCCGGGTGGACCGTATGGACAATCGGCGGGTCAGCCTCGAAGCGCATCCTCGAAGCATATCAGACCGTCCGGCCGAATAAATACGGCGGCCATGATGCGCCGCCTCATCCAGATCGTCGAACAGGCTTCGGCCGGTTCCTACTACGACCCGTCCGCCCTGTGGCTCCACGGCGGCCCGGCAACCCTCGTCGGCGGGCATTTCCGGCGGGGCGCCCGCAATGGGCGCGATATGGGCGGCCTGTTCTTCACCAAAGAAAGCCCGGAGGGCTGGCGCTACGCCGCCGGTTACGCGGTGGCGCGCTACCCCGGCCAAGCCAGCGGCGTCTACCTGTGCCGCATCCATCTAGCGCCCAATGCGGTACTCGATTTCACCAACCCGGCCCACCGCAGGCGAGTGGCCGAGGTCATGGACGCCGGGCAGTTCAAGGCCCTCGAAGCCTATGCGGCAGACGGGCATCTTCCGTGGTTCACGGACCCGGCGACGCAGGTCGCCATGGAGCAAATCCTGCGGGATGCCGGTTTCGGCGGGGTGGTGCTGGCGGAACGGAAGGCCGGAAAGGGCGGCGCCGAGGTCCTCTCGGTTTGCGTGTTCGACCCGGCCCATGTCGAGATCATCGGCTTCGTGCCCAAGGCCGAAGCCATCGAGCGGGCGTCCGGGCGGGGCTGAGGCCCCTGCCCTACTTACGGCCCAACCAGAGGCCGAAGGCACCCACGGCGAGCGCGAGCACGATGGTCGTGCCGACGGCGATAAGCATCTGCTCATTCATGTGACTCTCCCTGCCAGTGTCCTCGCCACCAGATGTAGGCCACCTCCGATCCCAATCCATATCACACCACTGCCCATAACATTCCATTTTAACGCCCCGTCGAGAAGGGCGTTGGCCAGTGGGGCAACCAGACCGGCGACGATGCAACCGGCACCCACCGTATTAACCCATGTTGCCGTGATCTTCAACTGTTCGTTGCGGTTCGGCTGCATCCGACCACTCGTTCCGCTGCCGCCGAACAGCCGGTCCAGCAGCCCGCGCTTGGGCCGCTCGGGTTCGGGTCCCGGCCGGGCCTCGACGTGGATCACCGACACTGCGACCGCTCCAACACATCGCGGATGAAATCGGCTGCGTCATAGAGCCCAAGGCGCTGGGCCGCTTCCCGCAGCGCCGTGAGTTGATCGTTGAGGGCCGCCTGCGTCTGGGGCTGGCGGTGGATCGCCCGGACGGCCTCGATGTTCGGGAGGCTGCTCATCAGCATTTCACTTCTGCCATGATGAGACTGCCCGATGCCGCGACCAGAAGGCCGAAGCCGGTGAAACCAAGCAGATTGATGGTCATGATCAGGCTTCCGCCCGCGCATAATCAGCCACCTTGTAGCCCGGCGCGGGCTGCCATCCATAGCCCGCGACCTCAAGGGAGTGCCGCACCGCCTCGGGGACCGAGGGGTCCGCTCGAAGCTCGGCCAGCTTCGCCGAGGCCGCCGCATAGCTGTCGAACGTCTCGGCCTCCTCGGAGCGCAAGTTCAGGACGAACTTGCCATCCCGCCGCCGGTAGGCGTCGAGCGTCGAATCGGTCTTGCTCTTGGCGACGATACAGAAGCGAAGCTTGCTCACGGGCAGACCCCCTCGTTCGTTAGAAGGATCATACCGCAACCGCCGGGCAACGCAACCGAAAAATGCGGTTTCGCCGGATTTATTTTGGTGGTTCCGGAACCGCCCATACGGTGAAGGGCGCCTCCGGGCGCCCTTCCCACCCTCACTCGGCCGGAATCAGCTTGAAGCGGGCACGGAAGTCGGTGAACTCCCGCTTGCTCATGCCCCGACTCTTGGCGAACGCCGCCTCACCGCCCGCCGCCGCGATCCAATCGCAGAGCAGGCCGACCGGCGACTGCTCGACAGCGGACGCGAGGAGATCGATCAGAAGCTCACGCTCCATCCGCGACAGCGTTACCGAGTCACGGACGTAATCCTCGAACGCCTCCATCGCCACCGGGAACAGCGGCTTAACAAGGTCGATGATCGCCTCGGCGAACACGCGAATCTCGTACTGCGCGTGATTATCGGCGCGCAGCCGGAGGAAGTTGAACAGATTGTGCAGGTTCAGCTTCCAATAGAATTCGCTGTAGGCGCCGACCGGCATCACCGCCCGCGCAAGCTCGCGCGCAGTCCCATTGAACTCGTCGCTGAACAACGGGTCCAGCCCTTCCCTTCCGTCCTCATAGGAGAATGCGTCGAGGAAATGCTCGCCATTCGCGTCGCCGGAGCGGTCGCCCAGCAGCACCTTGTAGGACTGGTGTGCGTGCTCGTACGCAGCATCCATCACCCACAGAACGCCCTTGCGGTCCTGATCCGAGAGGACACCCGCGCGGCCCTGCTTGTTGTTCTTGCTCTGCGGCTGGATGAATTCCGACTCCGGCAGATAGAACTCGTCGGTCATCTCGCTGTAGCGCGCCGATTCCTCGTTCACCGAGGCGGTGCGGTGGCGGAACCACTGTCGGATGACGAAGATCGGCGCCCGGACATGGAACTTCAACTCCACCATCTCGAAGGGAGTCGTGTGATGGTTCCGCAGGAGGTAGCGGATGAGGCCACGATCCTCATTCACGGTTTTGGTTCCGGCGCCGTAGGAGACACGGGCGGCCTGTACGATGGACGAATCGGTGCCCATCTTGTCGATGAGGCCGACGAAACCGTGGTTCAGGACAGGCCGGTAATTCGGACTGTCCAGCACATCAGTCTGCTTGGTCATAATCGCTTTCGGTGAAATGTCTTGTTGAAAATTCGAACCTATCAGATGCCGTCAAGGAACTGCCCGAGGCTGAATGGAAGGGACTGGCTCGGAGTGTTCGGAAGTTTGGGACGGCTCCCATCCGCATCGAAGTCCATGTAGCGTTCGAGCGACTTCTCATCCGGCAACACGAGCGTGATGACAGCGACGAAACGCACCCACTCCTCGGCCACCATGGGGTTCTCAGCGGCGAGCTTCTGTATGGCAAGGTACCATCGACCCGCCGTCTCATACTGCGCGAGCCTTCCGATCTCGCCACGGGCTTTCTGGAGTTCCTCGGTCAGGCGGGAAATGTGTCTCGCCTGTGCCTCAATCATCATCTGCTCTTGTGAGCGCATGTCCGTCTCAAATAGGGTTCTTAAATGCCCCTATGATAGCACGGTCCGCTGCGTCAGTCTGCATCTTTCTCGCCGTCCATGCCATTAATCCGGGCATGGAGGTCGTCGAAGAACGCCTTGGCGGCGGCCAAGATGGCGCTGCGGATTTTCTTCACGTCGAGAATGACGCGCGCCTCGGCGACGAAGGACCGGTCGGGGTCGGAGAGGAACGCCTCAAGCTCCGCACCACGAATCACGCGCTCAACGCCGTACTGGTCGATGACCTTCGCCATGATGATGTACTGTGCAGGCACATCCTCCGGCTGTAGGCCGCTGATGATATCCTCAAGGATGTCGTTCGTGTTCATACCTGCGAGTCCCCCGGTCTCGTATTTACGGGCGCAAAATGGCCGGAAAAATCGCAAGTTATCGCAGGCTTCCGGCGAAAACGGCCCTCCGTGGGGAGGGCCGTCTTTCACGCGGAAAACTGGCCGTTCATCTGCATCATGTCGGTGTGTTCGAGCGCGGCGAGGATCACCGCCGCCGCCTTGATCAGGCTCTCCTCGAACGCCTCGCGGTCCGGCTGGACCGCGTTCCGCCGCACCTCATCAAACAGATAATGCGCCGCAATCGCCACCCAGTCATTGGGCGTGTTGCGCACATCCCGCTCGGTGCCCGGCATGTTGAACTGGCGAATCCGGGCCGCGACGATGCGGGACACATAATCGTCCCGCGTGGCGCGTTTCGGTGGTTTCACATCGGCCTGCATCCGCTCGCCTTCCGCAGCCTCCATTCGCGGCCAGATGGTATGGGTCACGAAGTCTGCTTCTTCCGGGTGGTGGCGGGACGCCGCTTGGCTACCGCCGTCTTGTTGCCGATGGGCAGGCTCAACGCCTGCGCTTCCGGCCCTTCGGTCGCCTCACCGATGGTGGTGCTGGGCGGCGCGACTTCCTGCGGGCGAAGCTCCGGGGCGTAGGAGAACGCCTTCTCGCGCTTCGCGCGGGCCTCGGCCTCAAGCAGATCGGCCTCGATCAGCAGGTTGCGGGCGATGCCCACGCGCTGTTCGTTCGAGGCGGCGGTCTGGTTGACGGCGTGCGGGTTGAACTTGCTCTCGGAGTAGATCATCGGCGGGGCCGCTGCCTCCTCCGCAACGGTGGACCGCCCGAGTTCGGCGAGAATCTGCGTCAGCGGAACCGGCATGTTCGGCTGCGGCAGCATCAGCACCTTCTCGACCGGGACGGAGGTGAGCAGATTGGCGTGATGCAGGGCCTCCAAGACGCTGCGACCGGTCTCCGGCAGGAGCCGACGGCCGAGAACCAAGCCGAAGGTTTCCTCGGCCTGCCCCTCGGGGGAGCGGAGGATGTCCATGACAGCCTGTTCCAGACGCAGAGGCAGGTTATCGGTGGGGAGCACGAGGGCGCGGTCCATGGAGTCCGGAATCTGCATGAACAGCACGACTACGCGCTGATCGGTGCCGACGATCTTGCCGACATGACGCGTGATATTGTTGAGGGCCATTTCAATGGTTTCCTTGTTGCCGGGATGGACAGAAAGGGCCGCACGCACGCGGCGCCGACCCGTTCTGTTGCTCAGTTGCTTCGACAAGCCCTGCTCAGGCCGTCGGGGTGCCCTCCCCGGTCGTCGGCGCCTCGGGCGCCTTTTCCGCTTCCTGCGGCATCACCGAGCGCACGAAATCGTTCATGCGGTTGCGCACAAAGAGCACCTGCTCGATAGTGTTCCAACCCCGGAACGCGCCTTGCTCGGCCGCGTAGTCGATCACGCGGATCGCGTTCTGGATGTCGGTCACGGACAGGGTCGGGCCGGGAGCCTGCTCGTTGTTGGTGGTGGTATCGGTCATTCTGGAATCACCTTTTGGAAATCGTGCTCTCAAATATCGCGCTTATCTGCGCTGCACCGTGGCATTGTAGTGAACCTGCACCGGCTTTGTCAAAATTCCCGTGCGTCTGATTCGCGTTTTCTCGGATCGCACAGGCGGATGTTCTCCGGCGGCCAGCCGAGATAGAAATTCCATGACGGATGCCCGACCATGAGCGGGCGCCGCTTGAGATTGTTGATAAGCTGGTGGTAGGTCGGCCGGAACGGCTTCGTCGCTGGCTGGATGCGCACATCATGGCCCCGCTTGCCGTTGCACGGCTCACAGGCGCTCGTGAGGTTGTTCCAATGCGACTTGCCGCCGAATTTGCGCGGCAGGACGTGATCGAGCGTCAGCGCGTTGCGGGGAAACTCCTTGCGGCAATACTGGCAGGTGTAGTTGTCGCGCAGAAAGACCATCTCGGCCGCCGGGTACTCCCCGATGTACTGCGCACGGCGCACCGGGACCTGCTGCCGCAGGATCAGCACGGCTGGCACCTGCACCGCCACACTCGGACTGCGCACGTACCAGTCCTCATAGAGGTGCAGGGGTTCCGCCTCACCCGGCCACAAGAACTTCAATGCATCCTGCCAACCGATGGATGACAGGGGCAGCAGGCTGAGTGGAGTACCATCCGCGTTGAGCAGCAGTGTCGCATCCATGATCGGGCTTAAAAAGGCGCCCTGTATTTAGGACAGGTTCACCACATTATTCCGGTGTCAATGGATGTTGAAGTTTTCGAGGCGCAACTGACCATCCGCGCCAAAGCGCAGATCGGCCGTGGACAGGCGTCCGCCCTTGCCGCAGCCGGTGTCGAGGAACACGGTGCGCCCTCCGGCGCGCCCCACCACCGTGAGAGGTGCCACATTGGAGCGCACGTCGTGGCCGACAAACACCGTCTGGCCCGCAGGCACGTGCTCGACCCAGCCATAGCTCCTGCGGTAGCCGGGCGGTGGAGTATTCGGGTCGGTCTCGCCATACAGGGCGTAGTGCTCGATGGCGCGGTCGTCGGGGTTCTGCACCCCGCCCCAGAAATGCGGATGAACCGCCGCATGGACGAAGATCATGCTGCCGCACTGGCCGATCAGGCAGGATCGCCCGATCAGGCTACGGAACCGGCCGATCCAGCGCCCGCGCTCGGCCGCCGAAAGGGCGCGCAGCGCCTCGACGGTCACCCGGTTGCCCTCGCTCAGGCGCATCGGCGTGCCGCCGCTTTCCTGCGTGGCGATCCAGCGCGCGATCTTGCGCTCGTGGTTGCCCAAGGTGAGCGCCGCCCGCCCCGTCATGACGAGATCATAGGTGTCCTCGGCGACCGCCAAGCTGTCCGGTCCGTAGTCGAGAACGTCGCCCAGAAGCCAGAGGTAATGTCCGCGCGACTGCGCCCACGCAACGACATTCCGCAGGGCGGCACGGTCACCATGGATGTCGCCCACCACCGTCACACCCCGGTAGCGTGCCCGCAGGGCGGTCAGTGGATCGTCCGGCATCGGCAGGACCGGACGGACCGCCTCCCCTGCCCTTACCACCACGGCAAGGCCGTCCCCGTGCAGCAGATTTGCATCCGGGACGGTCTTGCCGAGAAGATAGATGACCGGTGAGCCCTGCGCGCGGGCGAGATGGCAGAGCCCGAGGCGGGCGTCCCGGCTCAGGTCGTGCGCATCCACGACGACCCTCTCACCGAGGGAGAGTTTCAGGGCCACGCGACGGCGTACCTCGGCGGCGACGATGCCGGACAGGTCCGGCCGGTCTCCGGGACCGACGAGATCATGCTGAACCGCAGCCGGGGCCACTACCTCATGCGGCGGAAATATACCGAACCAGCCCTCGGGGTCACTGCCCGCGACGAGGACCAGCGTATGCAGGGGGACAATCTTTTCCAAAAGAGTTTCTCAAATGCGGAGATCGTTTTGGCTCACACCATAGCCTAGTCCCGCCGGAATCTCAACGATCCGGCGCACGGGAATATCGTGGTGCTCTGCACGGATTTATTGACAAATGATCCGGCGCCCGCATATGGTCGGGGCATACCAGCGCAGGGGGCAATCATCGGGCCTCCCCCGCCCACAAGGGCCATTCGGGACTCAGACCGAACCGCCCGGCAGCGCGGCCATAGGGACGGACATCACCCGCTCGCGTCAGTGAGGTGAGTAACGGCCGCCCTGCGGGGCATATTTTCCCGCGAAAGGCACTCTCAAGAGGATAGCTCTGTCTACGCTCTGACAACTATCCGCGTGTGCCCGGTCCTTCGATAGCTGGGCGCACGTGCTCGGGCAATCCTGCCCGTAACCGTTCAGGTCACCAAGGCCGACCGGGGTGCAAGGCCCGCGTGATTAAGCCACTGGATATCCGCGACAAGCCCCTATCCCATCGTAGGTGCGGCCGACCGGGATAGGGCGGTCACATGCTGGTTCCGGGGAACCGCCAGCTTCCGGCGTAAAGCCGGATCGCCGCTTATCGAACGACTGACCCGATGGCTGACACAGCCCGTTCCGTCGCCTTCTCTCCTTCGTCATCTCGCGCCTGTCCATGTCTATGGATTCGCGCCGGGATGCCGGGGGAGAAAGGCGACATTCTCCTCGGCTGACACGATCAGAATCATCCAACCTTCAAATCCGACGAATGCTCCAAAGCCCGCATCACCCGACATGTCGGAAGCCGCAGGGCGACAAGGCGCGAGCGAAGCGAGCGCCCGCCCTGCGGCACACGGGCGCGAGGAGCGAGCGCCCGTGTCGCCATGTCACCGATCCTAAATACCGCGCTGGATCACGATTCAGCCTGAACTAATCCCGAGCGGGCGCTGCCCGCCTTCGGACCAAGAATGCCTATTCGGAGAAAGTCATTATGGCCTTCAAGCTGATTGCCACCCGCTCCTCGATTCCGGGTAAAGTTCCAACCTTAAACGACATCGACCTCGGTGAGGTCGCCATCAATACCGCCGATGGCAAGCTGTTCCTCAAGCGACGCCAGACCAGCGGGGTCGAGAGCATTGTGGAAGTCGGCGCGAATGCCGTGACCGCTACCAAGCTCGCCACCACACGGAAAATTTCGCTGACCGGTGATGCGACCGGCATGGCGAATTTCGATGGCACGGCGGATGCCGTCATCACGGTCGGTCTCACCCCGACCGGTGTGGCTGCCGGGACCTATTCCAAGGTTATCGTGGACATCAAGGGACGAGTGCTGGCAGGTGGCGGCCAGATCAATGAGGATATCGTCACCGCGCTCGGCTACACCCCAGTCAATCGGGCCGGTGATACGATGACCGGCTCGCTGGCCGCCTCCGGGTTCATTGGTCCGCTGACCGGAAACGCATCAACGGCCACCAAGCTGGTTACGTCGCGCAGCATCGCGCTGTCCGGCGACGTGACCGGGTCCGCCAATTTCGACGGCTCGTCCAATGCCACGATCACCGCAACCCTTGCCCCATCCGGCGTGACCGCTGGGACCTATTCCAAGGTTATCGTGGATGCCAAGGGACGGGTCGTCGGCGTTGAATCGGTCTCGCCTGCGGATGTGATCGGCTCGCTGGGCTACACGCCCGTGAATCGCGCGGGCGATACCATGACCGGTGCGCTTGCAGTGCCGTCGCTGTCGGTCACGAACACTACCGCCGCGACCTCCACCGGGACCGGTGCGCTGGTCGTCGCCGGAGGAGTCGGTATCGGCGGCGCGCTCCACCTCGGCGGCGACCTGAATGTGTCGGGCAATCTGGTCATCAACGGCACCACCACCACTGTCAACTCGTCCACGATCACGGTGGATGATCCCATCATCACTCTGGGTGGCGATACTGCCCCCGCTGTGAACGACAGCAAGGATCGCGGCATCGAATATCGATGGCATGATGGCACCAGCGCCAAAATCGGCTTCTTCGGTTTCGACAACAGCACCGGCCATTTCACCTTCATTCCGGATGCGACCAACACGAACGAGGTGTTCTCGGGCGCGAAGGGCACTATCGATGCCAATCTCAATGGCACCGTGACCGGTAATGCCTCGACGGCGTCCAAATTGGCCGTGGCGCGGACGATCTCCTTGACGGGCGATGCTTCGGGATCGGTGGCCTTTGACGGCTCCGCTAATGCGACGATCACTGCCACCCTGACGAGTTCCGGCGTGATCGCCGGGACCTACAACACGGTCACGGTCGATTCCAAGGGTCGGGTGACGCAAGGCTCGAATGCGGGCTACCTGACTGAGGAAAGCGACACGCTGGCGACCGTAACGGGGCGCGGCTCCACGACCAACACGGCAGTCTCCATCACCAACTCCGTCGCGTCAACCAGCACCGGTACGGGCGCGCTTGTCGTGTCGGGCGGCGTTGGGATCGGTGGAAACCTCAATGTTGGCGGTACCGTGACGGCGGCGGCCTTGGTCGGACCGCTTACCGGCAATGCCTCGACCGCCTCCAAGCTCAATACGGCCCGTACCATCGCGCTCTCCGGTGATGCCACGGGTACCGCCTCCTTTGACGGCTCCACCAATGTTACGATCAGCGCGACTCTCGCCGCATCCGGTGTGGCTGCCGGGACCTATTCCAAGGTGGTCGTCGATGCCAAAGGGCGGGTGGTCGCCGGGTCCGATCTCTCCGCCGCCGACCTCAAGGGGGAAACCTGCGTGGTCGCCAATACGTCCACGACATCGGTCATCAACGACGCGACAAAAATCTGGAAGCTGACGGTGAACAGCAACACCGCCATCACCATCAATATTCCGTCGGACAGCACCTATGTCACGACGCTGATGGTGGCGCTCGTAGGCGACGGCAGCCATACGGCGAGCTTCACAGTGAGTGGCGGCAACCTCGTTTGGGACATGGGTGAGGCTCTGCCGATGAACACCGCCGCAGGCAAGACCACGATCTACACCTTCATGCGCTTCCCCGGATCGACCACATGGTTCGCCGGGCGCGCGGTCTACGAGGTGTAAGAATGCGTGCGGCTCGTCGGGCATTCAGCATCATCAAGCGTCATACGATCCAGACCCCGCAGGTGCTCACGCCTGCGACGGGGACTGCCGTCTATGCCAACTATTCCTTTACAATGACATCCAGCCCCTATGTCGGGTCGTTCGCGGGCGCCCCGCAACGGGCGGAGTGGGAGATCGCTGACGCAACCGGGACCATCTGGACCGGCACGTCGTCCGGTGCAAGCCTGACCTCCATCACCAGCACGCTCGGGATGTCCGTCGTCACCCCGGTCCGGGCTCGGGTGAGGCACCGCAGCGTTGCGGGTGTGGTGAGCCAGTGGAGCCCATATCTGACGCTGAGTTTCGAATACGGCCTTCCCTTCGCGCCGCTGCAATCGACGCAGATTTTCGCTGTCTCGCATCCGGAGTGGAGCAACTGGATGAATGCCCATGCCGTATGGGTCGGCGAGCCGGGCGATGACAGCGTGCTCATCGGCCAATACATGTCGGTTCAGCAGCCATTGAACATCCCCTCGAACGGGACCTATCGATTCCACTTTCAGGTGGACGACGCCTTGCGGGTCGTGGTGAACGGGACGACGATTGTCGATTTTTCCGATCCTGACTTCCTGATGACCGATCCGTTCAATTTCGCACTCCCGAACCCGCTGGAAAGAACCATGTATCTCGAAAGCGGCGTCTACAACCTCGTGGTCACGGGATACAACAAGCCGCAGGATAATCCTGAGAACAACACTTGGGCGATGAATCCCGGCGGTTTCGCTCTCGTGGTGGTCGCTCCTAACAACAATGTCGTATTCGACCTCAGGGACGTGGCAAACGCGGGCGGGACATCCTTCTACTGTCTCAATGGAGGCACCTACTCCCCCAACGACGGCATGTGTCATCTTTACTCGCCACCGGTCTGATGCCGGAGGCCCATTTGAAAAGTCCAAACTTCTGCCGCTTAACGCCGTCCTAAATATACTTTTGACGGGAGCAGCGCGTCGAATGGCGCGTGATGCTCCGATCTTGAGCACACGTGGACGGTGAGAAGATGACGATTGACCTGATCAACGTGGGCACCTCGCCGAACTCCGGTGACGGTGACACGCTGCGAGACGCCTTCATCAAGGTGAACTCGAATTTCGCCGATGTGGGCGAGCACCTCGGCAACATTGAGAACCCGCATCGGGTGACGGCGGCGCAGGTCGGCGCGGTCGAGACTGGGGAGAAGGGCGCTCCCAACGGCGTTGCCACGCTGGATGCGAACGGAAAGTTGTCGGCTGCACAGAAGCCTACCTACAGCATCAGCGAGCTTGTTGGCCCCATTGATGGTGGTCAATTCTGACGACAAACTACGGACCGCGATCCGGGTAGCCACGATAAATATCCCCACAAACAGAGCGAGAGCCTGCTGCTTAAAAATTCAGCACGGCCTTCGCTCTGATTTCAGAGCATCACATGTGGGGAAAAATGGCAAACCAAATCCTACTCAAGCGTACAGCAACGCCGGGCAAGGCGCCGCAGACTGCCGATATTGAACTCGGCGAACTTGCGGTCAATACCACTGACGGCAAGCTGTTTTTCAAGAAGTCGGCTTCCGGGACCGAAACCATTGTCGAGATCGGCGCCGTTGCAGAATCGGCCGGTACCGCCGACAAGCTCGCCACCGCGCGCACCATCGCCCTGTCGGGCGACGTGACTGGCTCGACCACCTTCGACGGCAGCGTCAACAGGACCATCACGGTCACTCTCGCCGCCTCTGGCGTCACGCCGGGCACGTACAACAGCGTCGTCGTAGATGCCAAGGGCCGAGTGACCAGCGCCTCGAATTCGCCCTTCCTGACGGAGGAAAGCGACACTCTGGCGACCGTGACCGGCCGGGGCGCGACCACCGGTACCGCCGTCTCGATCACCAACAACACCGCCTCCACCTCGTCCAGCACGGGCGCCCTCAAGGTGACCGGTGGCGTCGGCATCGGCGGCAATCTGAATGTCGGCGGCAACCTGTCCGTCACCGGCAACCTGACGATCAACGGCACCACCACCACCGTGAACTCGACCACGGTCACCGTGGACGACCCGATCATCACGCTGGGTGGCGACGCCGCTCCGACTTCGGACGACAACAAGGATCGGGGTATTGAGTTCCGCTGGCACAACGGCACTGCCGCGAAGATCGGCTTCTTCGGTTTCGATGATTCGACCGGGCGGTTTGTTTTCATCCCCGATGCCACCAACACCAATGAAGTGTTCGCGGGAACGAAGGGTACAATTGAGGCGGACCTCATCGGTAACGTGACGGGTGATGTGTCGGGCAATGCTGGCACTGCCACGAAGCTCGCTACCGCCTGTACCATTGCCCTGTCGGGCGATGCAACCGGGTCTGTCAGCTTTGACGGTAGCGCCAACAGGACGATCACGGTCACCCTCGCCGCTTCTGGCGTTTCGGCCGGTACCTATAATCGGGTTACTGTAGATGCCAAGGGGCGCGTCACCGCTGCTTCAAATGTGGCATACCTGACCGGTAACCAGAACATCACCGTCTCCGGTGATGCCAGTGGCTCGGGTACCACAGCGATCACTCTGACCCTTGCTAATTCCGGCGTTGTCGCTGGTACCTACAGCAACATCGTCGTCGATGCCAAGGGCCGCGTGACTTCCGCCATGGCCCTGTCCTCGTCCCATGTCACTGCGGCGCTCGGCTACACGCCGCTGAGCCCCACGGACGTGATCGATGGTGGCACATTCTGATTCGGCGCAGCGGCAGTTGCGCATATCGGAACGGGCTAAATAGTCCGTACCGCTCGCGGATTGCAGGTACCGGCCGCGCCGCTGGAGCCCATTGAAGGAAGCTATTTGAGTATGTCTCAGCCGATTCTACTTCGACGTACCAGCGTCTCCGGGAAGGTTCCCACTACGACCGACCTTGCGCTCGGTGAGCTTGCGGTCAACACCACGGATGGCAAGCTCTTTTTGAAGAAGTCCTCCGGCGGCAATGACAGCATTGTCACGGTCGGGGACGCGGCCACCACGGCGACGAAGCTCGCTACCGCCCGCACCATCGCCCTGTCGGGCGATGCGACCGGGTCTGTCAGCTTCGACGGCAGCGCCAACAGGACCATCACGGTCACCCTTGCATCCACGGGCGTTTCGGCCGGTACCTATAATCGGGTTACCGTGGATGCCAAGGGGCGCGTCACTGCTGCTTCAAATGTTGCCTACCTCACGGCGGAGAGCGATACCTTCGCGTCGGTGACGGGTCGTGGTGCGAGCACGGCGACGGCGCTGTCGATTACCAACGAAACCGCAGCGACCAGCAAGACCACGGGTGCGCTCGTTGTAGCAGGCGGCGTTGGTATCGGCGGCTCGGCATACGCGACGCGCTTTGCTCTCGATGCAAGCGGATATCTCACTCTTCAGGATGGCATCCCGGTCCTTGCATTCGATTCGCTCGACTATATCACATACAATCGATCCACGGATACTTTCGCCCTCGTGACCAGCGGTTCTACCACTGTATCGGTCACCGCTTCGTCGATCTCCCTGCGCCGAAATGTTTCCATCACCGAGAGCACGGCTTCGACCAGCACCGGCACGGGCGCCCTCACGGTCACGGGCGGTGTCGGCATCGGCGGAAACCTGAATGTTGGCGGCAATCTGGCGATCACTGGGAACCTGACGATCAATGGCACCACCACCACGGTCAATTCGACTACGGTGACGGTGGATGATCCGATCATCACCTTGGGAGGTGACACCGCGCCGACTACGGATGACAACAAGGACCGGGGTATCGAGTTCCGTTGGCACAACGGCACTGCTGCGAAGGTCGGCTTCTTCGGCTTTGATAAATCGACGGGTTACCTAACCTTCATTCCCGATGCCACCAACACCAATGAGGTGTTCTCGGGCACCAAGGGTACCATTGATGCAAACCTGAACGGCAATGCAAGCACCGCTACCAAGCTCGCCACGGCCCGTAGCATCGCGTTGTCGGGCGACGTGACCGGTTCTACCACCTTCGACGGCAGTGCCAACAGGACCATCACGATCACCCTTGCCTCCACGGGCGTCACTGCGGGGACTTATGCGGTTCCTGCCATTGCGGTCGATGCCAAGGGGCGGATCACGTCGATTAGTTCTACCGCCTTCACACAGACCGGTTCAGGCGCGGTCGCGCGGAGTGTGCTCGAAAAGCTGGGTGATTTCGTCAGCGTGCGTGATTTCGGAGCCAAGGGCGACGGCGTCTCGGATGACACGGCGGCGATCAATGCTGCCGAGACTGCGTTGGAGGCGGCGGGCGGCGGCATTCTGTATTTCCCAGCAGGGACCTACATCACCACGGGTCTGGTCAAGCGGGGGCGCACCATCTGGCAGGGCGCTGGAATTGGCGGCGTGCAAGGCAATCATCAGCCTGCCGGTGGCACCATCATCCGGCTCAAGGCCGGAACTGCGATCCCATCTCCCAACGGTATCATCACCGGTCTGAACGCTGCGTCGCTGTTCGGGGGCGAGAGCATGGATGGCATTTATGGCTGGGGCCTCCGGGACATGGTGATCGACGGCAATGTGGCGAATGGCGCTACCGGTAACGGCCTTATCGTCTATGGCGGTGCATTCGAACTCAGCAATGTTGAAATTTGCAACTTCTCAGGGATCGGTATGCGCTGCGAAAGCGGTATCCCCGGCGTCACGCCGCATGGCTACAATCATCTGGTTTCGCTTTATAACGTGCTGGTGCATGACTGCGATTCGGGCGGCATCCGTTGGGGCGGCCCCTCGGACTCCACCTTTGTCGGCCTGCTGGTGTATCGTAATCAGTACATTGGCTTCGAGACCTATAAGCATGGCAGTGGCCTCAAATTCACTAGCTGCCATGCATGGAGCAGCGTGTTTGAGCCGAACAAGCAGCATACCGTATGCTGGCGGTTCAACACACCCGGCAATATGATGTCCAACTGCACAGCGGAGGGTGCATCTGTCAGCCAAATCCAGCTACTTGAAAGCGCCAATGTGATTGTTGGCGGCCGTATGTACTACTACAGTGATAGTACCGATACATACGGTATCACCATTGGCGCGCCCGGTTTCCCCTCGGCAAACAATGTCATCATTACCCGGATCGAAGAATGCCGTGCCGGGGCAATTTATTTTGCAAACGCTACGGGTGGCGACACCATTGAAGTCGATGGATCGCAAACGGGTGGTCTCGGGTATACTGGGTTCCCGTCGCCGAACTCCTATATTCGCTTTAACGTCACGGGCGCCTCTACCAACAGCAGCGTATGCGTTATCCCATCGCAAGCTATCTACATCAGTAATTTCCCCGGCGGTGGTCATGTCACTTATGGTGCCCCGGACAGCGGTGGCCCCGGCTACCGAGTGTTGCGGGTTCCGAACTAAGAGAGGTGGCCTATACTATAATCTGAGGTGCGTACGACATAAACGGGCGGAAGCGGTTTCTGCGGCTTGATAGAATAGCCGCAGATTAACCGCATTTCCGTACGCCCATTTCGTGATCAACGTTCTATCCTTGCCCGCACCCGACCAGACGCACACAGTCGGCAGCAGGTTGTGGTTTTTGGCGGTACTGGCTGGGTCCAACAAAAGGCCGTGCCGCCGGTCAGGAGCTTCTGAGTGATGAACAGCGGTTTGGGCCAGCAACCGTGTTCCCTCGGTGTCCTCCGCTCTCAAATCCGGTAGGAGGTCACCCCACGGTCGGGCTGGCCGAACGCTTCCCAGACCTCCTTGGTCGTGGCGGCGGCCACGCAGCGTTCGAAGCTCAGCGGGCCACGGGTGATGCCGATACCCGAGCCGACCTGCTGGATGGCGACCAGCACGCGGTCGCCGGGCGCAAAGCTGACGAACTGCGCGAATTCCATCGGTCGCAGCGCCCAATCCTCGCCGACGACGACGCCCCCTTTGGGTTGGAGCACGGCGATTTCGGTGAGCCGGTAGGGATGCAGCCCGCTGCTCCACCCGCTGATTCGGCAGCCGAAGAAAACACGGTCCAGCCGGATCGTACGGCTGCCATGGTTCTCGACCCGCAGTATCCAGCCATGGGGGCCGAAGTCGTTGCCGTAGGGTATGCGGCTCGCCTTCTGGGTCTCGGCGGAGACGACCAGCGAACTGACATCGGCGGGCTTGGTGAAGATTTCGTTATACGTGACATAGAGCAGCAGCAGCGCCGTGACGGCCTTGGTGGTTCTCGGCGCACGGAGGTAGCAATAGCGCCACAGCCTGAGAAAGAAGCTGAGGTAGGCGAGAACACCGTAAATCCACACCGCAAGGACCTCCTGCGGCCATCTTACAATGAAACCGGTGCTCGTCTACTTATTTTTTTGGTTGGACCCGGCGCTTCGGGGCGTGCCTAGTCGCCCTCCCACCGCCTGCGGTACCGCTGCCCGGCCCAATAGCCGCGTTCGATGCGGCGCTCCCACATCCACGGGCAAGTGGCACGGCCCGACTGCCCAAAGGCAGTACCGATCCGCGTCCTGCCGTCGAAACATCCAGCCATCAGCGGGCGGCGATAGCTGGCGACAAGGTTGAAGCATTTCTGCTCCCAGAACGGGGAGAAGTGCCTGCGCGGCTTGGGGGTAACCGGCAGGAAGCTGCGGCGGGGCATAGCCGAAAAATCTCCTTGAAAATCGGTTTGATGCACGATATTAACGCCGTTCGTTTCGCGCGGCAAGTTCCGACGCATTCCGTTGAAAACCTGAATAAATATGGTCTCCTAACTCCCTTATCGGAATTTTGAGATGGACATTCGTGCTGAGCAGGCCGCCGCCCATGTCGGTCGGCACATCCTGATCGACCTCTACGGCGCAACCCGGCTCGACGATTGCGCCTATATCCAGCAGGCGTGCGAAGATGCCGCCCGCGCGACCGGCGCCACCATCATCGGGACGTTCTTCCACCCGTTCGGCGAGGGCTACGGGGTTTCCGGCGTCTGTGTTCTCGCCGAGAGCCATCTCTCCGTGCATACGTGGCCGGAGCACGGCATCGCCACCTTCGACGTATATGTCTGCGGCAAATGCGATCCGGCGCTCGCGGTACCGGTCCTCGAAGAACGCTTCAAGCCCAGCAGGACCAGCGTCTCCCTGCACCAACGCGGGCGGATCGGCGGCTGATCGTGGCCGACTAAATAGATGGAGAATGATCCCGGTTCCTGAAATCGTTCTGGCCTTCCTGAGCAGGTATTGCGTCTACCTCATCGGCGGCGCGGCCCTGCTTTTGGTGCTCGGCGCAGGCTGGGGTTACTGGAAGTGGTCGCGGGCGGAGATCGCGGCGTTGCGCGAGGAGATCGCCTTGGTGCAGCGGCAGGCCGACGCGCTCAAGCAGGCGAACGAGGCGCTCCGCGCCGATATGGCGG